AACTCCCGGCAATCAATTTGCTAACCCTAATGTTTATCAAAGCACATCACAATCTTGCATCGTAGATTTCACTCCGCCAACTTTCGCTGGCATAGCTACGCTATCTAATCAGTCTCTAGGACAGGTGCGGGCAACGTGGCTAGCCGGGACAGACGTAAGTCTTCCTATTCGTTACGAAATATATATTCAAGAAGCAACAGCGACTGGTATTTTCAGTACGTTAAATTTAGTCGCAATTACAGATAAGTTACAATATGACATCTTTAACTTACCAAACGGCAATCTCTTGGTAAGTGGAACAACTTATTTTGTAGGAATCAAAGCTATCGACGGAGTCGGCAACAGAAGCAACAATACAAATTCGTTGAGTATTGTCTCTGTTGGTATTTCTGCCGGCGGAGCAAGCTCTTACGAAATTCAAGGTGCGTTCTCTCTCAATGCATCAGCTCAATTAACTGCAAGCTTCTGGGTAGCATTCTCTGAACAAGTTATTACAGATGTTTCTCGTCTCGGCGCGGCTTCTTATGTCATTTACGACCGTGATGGTAACTTAGTACCAGGAATGACAGAAACCGGCATCACTCCTGACGCAAATGGCATTTACGAAATTACTCCTGTTGCTTCAATCTTGTCAGAAGACTTAAGTCATTACGTTGTTAGAATTACTGCTCTTGTCGACTCTGTTCCTCGCACAAGCTACTTACCAATCATAGGCAAGGTGCCTGACTATCGCTGCAAAGCTATCTGGTCTATCAATGCACTGAATCAGCTGCAAGGTTCGTTATTTATAGAAGTTGACGGCGAGCAACGTACGGCAGGTCTTGGTACTGCGAGCTACCAAATACTTAACTCTGCCGGGACTGCCATTGTAGGATTAACTCAGTCTGGAATCACGGCTGACTCGAATGGCTATTTCCACATCACTCCTGTTAGTGCTGCTCTTCTTACAGATCTTACTCACTTCTTAGGTAAAATAACTATTACCTGTGATGGTAAGACAAGAGTAGCTACTAAGGGATTTACGCTGTTAGGTAACTAACAATGCCAGTAGTTAGAAAATTAATATCTCAAGATCATGAAGTTTGTCAAAATCTTAGAGTCAATGTACAAAAAAAGTACATTGAAAATACTGGAGATAATTGGCAGATGTTGTTTGGAATTAAGTCAAATCTAGACGGCGCTACAAGAGTCCTTAAGATTGCAGCTGAGTTAGATACTAATACTCTTGAAAATCTGCGCTTTGCCGCCTATCTATATAATCCTGTTACTAAAGTAGCAGATATAGCCGCTGCTTGTACTTTTAGAGTTTATCTTGTAAATCAGCCAGGTTGGATAGAAAGTCTTATTTCTACATTTAATGGAACTGTTCAAACTAATCAATACTTCTACGCAGATATCTTAAATTCATCCATACCGACTGCATCTATAGACGGCGATTCAACTCTGATGATAGAGGCAGAATTGACAAGGTCGGATAAAATATATGTAGATAGGGTATATGTCAATCATTTAGGTGTGTATGACAGCATAGTCAGATTGCGGAATGATGTTGAATATCTAGATATCACAAAACTTGACGAATAAGGATAATTATTAATGATTACATATGCTTTACTGACTAACAATGTTGTTGTTGACGTACTAGAACTAGACGATGAATGTGTTATTGCAAAGATAAAAGAAGGTTATCAAGCAATTGATATTACTGACGAAACCTTAGTGCCTTGCGCTGGCTGGATACTCGTAGGCAATAGACTAACACCTCCTGAAGTGCCAACAAGTGGAGATAGTTTAGATGCTCAACAGCAAACTCAGCAGCGTTTATTTGGTGAAAAACTAGTTAATAAAGCTACTGACTGGTTTGGAGCACGTAATCTGAAATTAGCTCGTGAAGGAACTCCTGTTGACGTTGCTGCGCTATCCACCGCCCTATTGAATGCAAAATTATTACTACAGGGCGGTGCATTAAAGACAGCTCGATATATTTGCTCATTATCTAAACCTGCCTTTCCTGCCCATACAGATATTTTTGACCTAATTATAGAAGAAATTAATTTGTTCTTAGCTGCGAACGGTTGGTAATATGAAAACTATTACTATTGGATTTTCTAAATCTATAAAAAAATGCGCTATTGGTAGCTGGTCTATCCGTGCTTACATGCGCACAGACTATAGCCACGTTTATGTGAAATTTTATTCTCAGTCTATAGACAGAACCCTTGTGTACGAGGCAGTTGGCAGCGGTGTACGCTTTATTGGACAAGAGGTATGGAAGTCTCACGCAAAAGAAATGCACTCTTACGATATCTCTATATCTGACGAGTCGTATAAAAAACTAATGCAATTCTGTGTCGATAATGCTGGAGCACAGTATGGTTTTATGCAAAACATTGGTGTTGTAGTTTGCGATTTACTTAAATTAAAGAAAAATCCATTCCGTGCTGGAAATAATTGCTCTGAGATTGTTGGAGAGATTTTAAAAATAGAAGGATTTTTGTTTGACAAGGATATCAATTTGATAATACCAAAAGACATTAAAGAATTATTAGACAGCAATAAAGAAAAAGCAACTAAAGTTAATCTTCTTTAAAAATGTCACGCAAAATTTCTAGATCTTTAGTTGAAATAAGTACTTTATCACCGAATTCGCTAATAGAAAAAGATTCAAGTTCAATATTCATGTCAGAAAGTTCATTTAATTCTTGAATAAGCAATTTCATATTCTCTTCAGTAAAAACAACGTTGCCCTCTTCATTAAGTTGAATCGTATCGTCTTTTTTGTTGGCATACTTTTTTATGCCATCATTCTTCACATTATCAAATTGAGATAAATTGTAGTCGATCTTTTCTATGGTGTTGCGCAATTTAAAAGCAGTTTTAAGTGGAATAGGCTGATTAATCAATCGTTGTAGCGCTTGTTTAAATTCTTCATTTAAAATCTTAGATAGTTTCATGTTGTGTCCCATGATAAAATGTATATAAGGATGTGAATATGCTTATAAATACATTATACAAAAAATGGGCTAAATTAGTTAGCAATTTTAATAAATACGGTTTGCCGGCTCCAACAATTAGAGATCCTAAGACAGGTTTAGGCTCCATATCTTTAACGTTGGTTTTTGTTTCTTCTATATTTGTCATTATTGGAATTGTAGGTAAATGGTCTAATAAGTTTGGAACTATAGATGTTGGAACAGCTCTAGAGTTCTTCTATGCTTCATCGGCGTTATATTTCGGTAGACAGTGGCAATCGAAACGCGGTGGTGTATCGACAGAAGAGCCAACAAAAGAAGAGCAAAATCAAGACGATTCCGCTAAATAACGGATATCGATGGCCAATAAAATTCAATAGTAATTTCATGGTATAATTACTTATACTATGGAGCTATGACTTATGGACGCTAGACAAGACTTCTTAATAGAGCAAGTCAAAGAAATTGAACAGTCTGTCAAAGAAATCGCACGCGAAGTCAATAGCTTAGATAAAACAATCGGCGAATATAAGGTTGCATTTGACAACCATGTTAGCATAGATGAAGATATGCATAACGAGCTGAAAAGAATGAATGATATTCTAGCAGCAAACACAGAATCCCTCAAACTCCACATGCGCCGTACAGAACTTCTTGAAGATTTATCTACAAAAATCGACAATCGTTTAAATACTTTAGAAGTTAAAATCATCGAAGATAAAGCTGTTAGTCAATATAAAAAAGAAGTATGGGTTAACGTGGCTAAGGTCGTAGGTATCTTGGTTGGTGTAGCAACATTAGTAGCATATCTTCCGACACTGCTTCGTCTCATCCTTCAGTAATACTCCTGATATAATTAACTTACACTTTGGTTCCCGGCAATTCCGCCGTGGTTCCTAATTTTCGTAAGGAGAAAATTATGGCTCTAAGTGATAAGGCAAAACGCCGTTTAGAAGTTGCTATGGCTCGTCGTCAAGAAGCACAAGAAGTAATCGCTGCAATTGAATCTGGAGCTAATACTCCAGCTGCTGCTGTAGCTAACATCACAAGCACTAACTTGGTTGGTGTTGATGGAACTGGTTCAAATGCTGCTCCATTGGCTGGAACTGAGACTCGCTTGGATGCAATCGAGAGCAAGATCAATGCGATCTTGGCTGCATTACGCGCTGCTGGTTTGATGCTTCCATAATCTGACTTTTCGGTTAGGTTTCCGGGCTCGCTTGAGTGCAATACTTAGCGAGCTCTTTTATTTTCTGCTCTTTAAAATTCTTATCGTTCAGTTGTCGATTGAGACCGCTAGGATGAGGCATGCTCAAGAAATCAATTTCTAACATCTTTAAGGCAGTTTCTGCGGTTTTACCGAGCGCTACTACCCTGTCAGGATTAATGTAATCTATTGCACTTTTAAGAGATTCTAGGGAATCTTTGATCATCTTTTTTGATAGAGGTTTGTTGTGATCTGTCTTGTGCTGATGAACGTTGGTGAACTCAAAATCTGCATCGATGTTTGAGACCCATTCTTGGAGAATCTTGCCGGATTTAGTGTCTGGTAAGAAAGCTAGATTACTGCCTGAAGATACAGAAGGGTTTGATCCAATTAGTAAAACTTTAAGCATTTTTAGGACTTATTGTTAATAAAAAATGATCTTCAACTTGTTCTGCTTCAATATTAAGATCTAACATTTCTGCAGACTGTTCAAAGTCTTTGTATTTATCTTTAAAATAAAAAGTAGATATTCCAGCTTGCCAAAGCATTCTAATGCATTTAACACATGGAGAAAGAGTACAATAAACTATACAATCATCAGTTTTGACACCTGATCTCACCGCATTACATAGCAAATTTGTTTCAGCGTGAATAATATAGTCATACTTTTCTGGCCTTGTTGTCGGCAACAATTCATCCTTTGCGCCTCTTATGAAACCATTATAGCCTTCTGCCATAACTGCACCAGTTTTAGGGTTGATTAGTAAGGCTCCAACTTTTGTATGAATATCGTGAGATAATGTGGCTGAAGCTAGTGCTCTTAGATGATAAGCATTTAATTTTTTAGCATTAAAATTATTATTTATTTTATTATTGTTTGTAATATTTTTCACATGTTCCATGAAAAAACTAGAATCTAAGTTTGATTTCATCTTGTTGCAAGTTGCACAGCATGGATTACAATTGGTCATTTTATAGCCAATGTTGTTGTCAAAACGATCGATTCCATTGTACATTTGAAATGTGTCTTTTACTTTTCGTTTGTTACTGGGTTTTGCATTGCAGTAAAAACAATTCTTTTCTATTAAAGAAGAAAATTCTTCTCTTGTTAGATCAAAAGTTAAGTTTCTTTCTTTTGCATGAAATTTATATGAGTTCATCAGCTCTGATATGTTTTTGTGTTCTGGGGTGACAGCATTTATAGATGGCTTACCCTTTGACAAGGTGCCTATTTGATCTCTTTGTATGCATCCGCAGCTCTTACTTTTACCTGTTAATAAATTATTTTTTTTAACTTTTTTAACTGTGCCGCATCTACAGCGAGCTTCTACATAGAAAATAGCTTTGATTTTAGTTGGTTCTGTTAAAACAGTCCACTCACCATACTGATCATCAACTTTTATGTCACGCCTCATATGGAATTGGCTCCTCGAAGAAGAATACAACGCCTGTGTATATTGGAAGATTGTATTTTTGACCAGGTTGTGATAATTGACTTACCTTTAACTCGTATCGCTTCTGCTTTACTCTGTTAGAGCCCCATCCAATCTCTGTTTCGTAAGCATTTACGCTCTCGAACTGAACCTTCTGCATTCTGCGAACAGCATCAGGGATGTTGTATCCAAAATAGAAACTAGTACCAACTGCTACATCTTTAAAGATGATCTCTACATCACTAACAGCAGATAGTCTTTTGCAGATCTTAGCATTAGCTCTAGTTACAGCATCGCGAGATTTTTTCTTCTTCTTGAACTCTTCTGATGCATCGAACTGATTATCTTGATCTAAGATCATGTGTTCTGCGTAGCTGGGATCTAACTCGTATTTAGTGTGACTTTCAATAGTTGTAATAGGAAATATGTAAGGCAAGATCTCGCCTTGCGAACTGAAAGCTTTTAAATATTTGATGCCGTTATCATCTTCATGGATGCATATAAAGCGCTTAGCAGTTTTGTTAACGTGACTTACTGTTTCTGTAATCCAACGATCATCGCCAGTTTTTCTCTTCATGATTAAGAAATCACCAACGCCAAATGTTAGACTGTCTTTGTTGTTTAGATAACGACAGATAGGATCATTCTTTTGGATGCCATCTATATATTTCTTATCTTCTTCTGTGATCTCGTAATTACTCATCTTTCTTTTCCTTGGTTGCTTCATCCAACTTCTTAAGTGACTCTTTTAACCAGGCGCCAGTGTGAGGTTCTAGAACTGGGCGTGCTTTAGACGGAACTATGATACAGATACCACCTTCAACTTCTCGCTCTACATACTCTTTCTTTTCTTTTGTTTCTTCGCTCATACTTCTTCCTCAGTTGGCTCAACTTCAGTTAACTCTTCTACACCTGAAGAGTTGATCATAGGATCGCTAGTCATAGTTACATCCTTGGTGCTAGGAATGTATGGTTTTAGCTTAACTACTTTGACCTTTTGAGTTACTTTGCCACGAACTGGACAAACGAACTCTACATCTCTGTATGAGATTTCTTCAACCATGTTTTCAGTTGGAATTTTAATACCGGTGTTCTTTTTCTTAGACATTGTATTCTGCTCTCACTACTTGTTCAATAACCATAGCATAACTCTTAATTGGCGCAGGCACATTCTGATTTGTATAGAATTTTTGCCACTTGTCTAATGTACCACTCACGATAAATGTAGAGTAAGTGCTGATAGGGAGAATAATCTGTGATATGAATTTGTCACATCCATCAGCTTGATAAGCATTTGGGTTGACAGTTAGAGCTTCTGAAGTTGCTGCAATATCTTCTGCGATCATCTTATTGTTGGCGTGATCTGAACCGCCGATTTCACCAGCGTTAGGTCTATAGGTGGTTAACTTGTTGTCTCTAGTTGAGATCAGAGTTAAACCGTGCTGTGCAAATATTAGCTGAACGAATATAGGACAGCGAATAGCCATAACTAAGAAACACGCTTGACGCAATGACTCTGTTGGCGTTGCTTGAAAGAAGTTATCTAAGACATCTTTGTATTTTTTGTTTGGGATCGTACTGGAGAGTAGTGTTACGTAACCATCATCAAGTACTGGGAGCTTGTTCATCTGGTTCTTCGCTTTCTCTTGTTAAGGTTGTGCCTGGTTTTGCATTGTAATGTGCAAAACAGTAGTATTCACTATATACTTTACCTTCGCGAATTCCGTGAGCTCCAACTTTGGAGGGTTTCCCACACACTTGGCATGGATCTGTATCTGGTGCTAGTTCTTGAATTGGGTAATCTTGATCTGTAAATTCGCCAACCAATTCTGATTTTGGTTTAGGCTTCTTAGCTTTTTTAAGACGAACAGGTGGAGGAACCGTTGTGTCAATAGTTGCTACGACAGGTGGGTTCTTATTTGCTAGAACTTTCTTTACGATGTCGTCGAACGTTGTCATTGGGACCTCAATTATCAAAGAAGAACACGAATCTAATTTCAGGTTCAAATCCGGTTTCTAATATTTTAGCTTCTGCTTGTTCCATGTTGAGCCATTCTAAAGCTATGTCGTATATGGCTTCATATTCTGTATCGCGATAATCAGTTGCCTTTGTGTAAACATTTAGACATTCTTTAAACTCTTTTAGAGATAAATAGCTATGGCTATGACCGTCTGAATCCATCCGGTCGATCTCTTTCTTAGTGCTTTTAGCTACGTCTTTAGGTATGCCTCTTGGTTGATAGAGACAACCTTTACCTCTAACATCTGCCAGAATTCCAAACATCTCATAGTTACGACCACCGTAGGAATAGTGATACTTGCTGTGTTTGGGGATCAGATATGTGTCTTGATACTCTTCACCTTCATCGTCTTCTTCCGTGCTTGATTCTAGACTGTGAAAGTTGTCTGTGCTCCACTCATCGTTAGGAGATAATCTAGTTTCGATGTAGAGATGAATGTCGGCACCCATGATTAAAAGTCCTCATCTTCGTCGTCGATGTCAGTTTTCTCGCCAAGAGCCTTCACTTCAGCAACCTTCTTAGGTTCTTCTTTAAGATCTTGTTCCTTGATCCCAGCGCGACAAGTATATTCTTTCTGAGAGTCAAATACACCTTCTAGCATAGATTCAGTGATGATGTCTGCGTAGTGAGCTTCAATATAGTCTACAGTATTCTCATCTAAGGTTTTGATTGGTTTTTTGCGATCTTTTTCACAGATAACTACTTTTGCATGGTGTTGCTGTGTTTCCCACATATGGCCAACTTCTTCACACATCTCTTCGAAGGTGTAAGGTCCACGAACCGTAGTACAGAGAAACAAACCCTTATTGCGATCTTCTCTGTTAACAGAGACAAGGTAAGTTTTGTCTTTGAGTTCGCTAAGATCCATTGTTTCGATCTCAGCAATAAAATCTTCATCTTCGCGAACCGGTAAACTAGATAATGGTGCTTGTACTGGCACTACCGGAACAGGTGTAACCGCCGTACTTGTTTTTGCTTTCTTAGCCATGTGTCCTCCGTTTAGGGATCGATCGAATCGGATTTATTCGTTTGGTATTTCTTTTCGAGAGCGAGGTGGATTCCTAAATAGATTTTTATTGTGAAAATCTTCTATGATCCAAGTTTCATCATTCTCTTCGAATGTGATTTCAAAATCATTTGGTGCGAACCAAGTGTTGATATATTTTCCCTTGTTTTCGTCGAATACTCTATCCATGTAATACCAAGAGTGTCTATTGTTGGGGCTAACAGGAATTTTCTTTATTGTTTTAATAGTTAATTTATTCTTAGCACTTCGCCACATAACTTCGCCAGGAGCTGCTTTAGTTAAGTATGTGTGAATGCTCGAAGCTTTATGATCTGGATCAACTATGCGATTTTCTTTGTTGTAGGCTTTAATTTCTTTTGCGATATCATTGTTTCTCTTATTTTTCTCAAGGGCATCATAAGTGCCTTCTTGATCTAAGATGGTGTGAAATACAGCACCACTATCTAATTCAAATGTAAGTTGACAGTGGTTCTTGTAAGAATACACCCCATCTTGATCTTTGAAAGAAATATAGTAAGTCAACATTCGTGGAAAACCTGTCCATCCACCGTAAGTAAGACTGTCTGTGTCATAATAAAATAGCGGAAATACTGTTCCTATTTTGTTGGGGATGATGATTTCGCCAGCTAATAAGATTTCAGTATCTTGATCTATATCTAATACTTTAAATTTTCTGACAGCTTTATTTGTGTTTTGAATTTCAAGATTGCCTGATTTAGCAACTAAAATATCCCCAACTTTAAGTCCACTATATTGAGCAGCCCACTTTAATAATAGTTTTTGGTTTTTAGGATCACGATCAAACTGATCCTTCATAACCTGCTTAATTAAGTCTAGTTTATGTTTAGTTGTTTCAGATATAGTCATTATTAACCCATTAAATTTTCTTCTACTGTGGCTTCTGTGTGTAGTTTTATCATCTCTTCTAAAGAGAATCCAAGATCATACTCGTCAACTGAAAGTGGATATCCAATCATTGAAGAGTATCCATTATGGAAAAAGTCAATGGGTGATTTGCCAGACATTCTGCCAAACATTTCCCACTGCTGTTCTTTTTGATAACGCTGCCATTCATGAGATCGCTCTAATTGAGCAAGTTTATGTTTGGCATTTTTAATTGTTGCTTTATTGATCAACAGCTCTCTAGCACTTGACGGTAACGCCTTAAATACGTTATTGCGATCTGTTGCGTAACTGTTCTTAAGATCTTCGATCTCTTGTGGTGTTCTTGGTGGATCTCTGTTGATTACGAAACCACCAGGAATTTGCATGTTGGGGGTACTGTAGTTTGGTGTAGTTATTTGCAATTGTGTACCTTGTGTGCTAGTAGTTAACTGCTGCTGAGAATTATCTTCTATTTTGGATCCAAATAGTTGTTCCCACAAACTCATAAACTAAGTTCCTCATCATGAAAGAAACGAACTTCGATGTCATTCTCTTGAGCATAGTTAACTTCGTGCTTCATTCCAGAAGTCATCTTGCTGCCAAAAACCCACACAGCATCACAGTCAAGCATGAAAGTTTTACCAGCTTGAATACCGGCGTTACGTTCTGATTCAACATTGTCATCTAGAAACTGCGGATAGATAAGGTGAGGAGCGAATGGAATGTGGCCTTGCTTAACGACCCATTTGCAATAATCTTGCGCGTTCTTAACGTTGTTTTTAACATCACCACGATAAGGTGAACAAACAAAGATTTTCATTGATTACCTCTTAATTTTAAAACAGCTTCCATTGCAGCTTTCATTTCGTCGTGGGTTAAGTAAATATTTTTAATTTTATTGCATGGCCCACAACAAGGAACTACATTGTCTTTTGTGTAACCACCACTATTATCTAAACGATCTAAACTTACGCCAGTAGAATTAATTTCTTTACCACAATATTCACAAGGTTTTAACCATAGTATTTTACATTCTTCTAAAGTTAGAGTTAGCGGAACATTGAATTTACTTGCTTTATGTTTGATTGCAGCCCATTTCCCACCACTATTTCTGGCAAAATTAGCAAGATATTTTTTGTTTTGAACACTATTCCGCATACAGTTGTGTCCACAGTATCTTTTATCACTTCTATGAGCTACAAATTCTTTGCTGCATACTTCACAAATGTAATTTCTTGGTTTACCTCTAGTCATTATCAACCTAACATCTTTAAAACAATTTGTTCGTCTTTTTCATACACATGAATACTATTTGCAGTGTGAGTATAGTTACCTTTAGTTAGATCTGGATATGTAGGTTTTAATTCTTCGATCATTCGATCCATTAAGCTAATAAACCACGGAACATCGTATGTGAAACCTTTTACCATATCGTTGCTTCTCATAAAGACACTAAAATGTAATTTATCATCTCTTATTAAGAAGTTGCCATACATGGTACAGGTAAAGTCCTTAACGCCTTCCCACTGATGTTCAGGTAAGCTGAAGCGCAAGATAGCTTGACGAGTATCTTTATCCTTGATAAGACTTTGCTTAGCCCACTCCCATGGAGTATGCATACCGATGTTAAATTCTGCAGGTATCAACGTTGGTCCACCGTTGCCGCTAAATTGGTAATAAGCATTGCCGCAGCTGCGATTTTTCCAGATCAGATAACCATAAGCAGAGTTGATCGTGCCATCTGGATTAGCGATCTGGTTCCAGAACTTACTAGCTTTGGCAAAATCTTCTACTTTATTGGAGCAGCTGTCATATAACGCTACTTCTTTTGCTGTGTACTCTGCGATAGTCTTATTGCGCTCAAGATCGTTCGTGACGATTGGTTCTGCCACAGGATTCGTGATCCTAAAAGAATAATCGAGACATTCTCTGATTGCCAAACCACGTGGTGCAGATTTGTGTTCAGGATTGAACCAGACGTCTTTTAGGGTGCTGAGATATGCCTCATGAACATTAGAATGGGATTTCATCGTCTGTGATTGCTCCATATTGGCCAGTAGTTAGTTCTACTGTTGCGTTATGTATTGTTGGATTCTTGATAAGTTCTGTAAAGACCGCCATTTGATATCTGTCGATCTCGTAACCTTTCTGAATATACTTCAATAACCTGCACAATGAAGTCCGATTAGGGAATGGATTGAATACTATTCTTCTAGCCATAGCGTCTTCTATTGCACTATTGATAGTGAATAATTTACTAGTTTGTGGATTGAATGCCATGGACGAAGCTCTGATGTCGAACTTGCTGATGATGTCGATTTCAGACTTAAAGTCATAAAGTATTGCATTAATGACTGTGCGACCGAAACTTATGTGAACATTTTTGCTTTTATTTAGAGCTTGTATTTCTGTATCTAAAAGATTGCGACCTTCATTAGCCCTTACAAATTCAACGATTTGATCGTAGGTATTGAAATACACATCCATGTCTGAAGGCGACAAATTGGACCAGGTGGAACTAACTGCTGAACCAGCTATGATTTCACCTTTCTTTGGGAAGAATACTGAACTACTATTGTAAGAAACTACTTCAAATTCATGAACATCACACCAACTATCGTCCTGCAACAAAATACCACTAGCTATCTGACCCATTACATTTTTAAAAACCACTTCTGCATTGTAGGCAATTGGTTCTTGATCATTCATGATAGCTAGCGATAGTTTGCCACTCACACTTCATCTCCGTAATTCTCATTGAGAATGTCATCGATGTTTGCTGTTCGAACGCCGTAACCGTAACGTTTCTTAGTCAAACGCTTCAATGTTTGACCGATACGGTTGAAGATGTGACGATATACAAAAGTCGACTCTTTAACTGTGCGACCTTCTTTGGTTACATAATTAGGATTGAAGTTGTAGAGGGCAATACAGAGTTCAGCCTTGAGATGTTGACGAATATCGTTGACAGTCATGCCGGTGTTACCCAGACTGATCTCACCGTTGTTCTTGCCCGCTTTTGCTTCTTTCCAATTCTTGATGACGTAATCACGGATGTAACGTTCGATCATCGGCTCATATTTCTTAATATCTTGATCTGTTAGAACGCGACCGGTTTTGTTTGTTACCATTTACCATGTCCTCAAATTGTTTGGAGAGTTGTTTGTCTAATTGTGGATTTGATCCGAGCTTGTATCGTGTCAATATACCTTCGGTATGATTTTTAAAGTATAATCCAAGTATTTTTTCAGAAAGATTCTCGATCTGTCTTGAATTTTTACCTGTATTTGTGCGATAGAACTCCTTCTTATTATTGACTCTACACCAGATGCTAACGAACTGTTTAAATATATCTTGAGTCATAGAAGAGACTATGTGCTCATAGCTGAATACAACCTTTTGCTTAGATGGCAATAAACTAGCATACTTACGATAGTTAGACAACAGCTCATCAAAGATCTCGTTTGGTGGATTTGGATTCATAACGTTTGAATTTTCAAGCTGAAGAGACACACTATCTACATCTGACTTAATCAGTAGCACTCTCTTAGAGACAGGCTTAAACCCTTCAAGATAAGCGATAAATTCGTTATACATCTTCATCTCCTATGTATATAGGCTGATTGTTTCTAGCTATTATAACTACTTTCATTATGTTAGCTAGACTAGACTCTTTCATCTCATTTACGTATCCTCGTACGTTATCCATGAAAGTGTTAGCTGCTTGTAAAGTTCTAAAGCGAATCTTATCTTCTAGAATTAGAGTTCTCATCTTCTTTGACAAGATAGATCTGATAACGTATGGCGATTCTTTTTGATCTGGCTCAAAGTCGTCTGCAACCACAGGAATTCCTATGATTTCAAGAACGGCTTTCATTCTGCCTGCTTTTGCTAAAGTAGGATCTAGTAGAGACAATTTATCTAAACATTCACTGGCTATCAGTTCTCTACATTCCATATCCGTAAAGTGATCTTTTATCTTGATAATGGTAACCGAACCGTGTAACTTACCCTCCTCAAAGTCCAAGTATGCACCTTCGCTCATGCCAACATTGAAGCATTTTGTAACATTTCGAAACATAACTCTTTCATCAAAGTTAAAGCGAGCTGAAATTTCAGGGAACATTTTTGATATTACATTATGTGGATTGAGTTCTGAACTGTAGTTTTTAGACACCAGCATCATGATATCTTTATATGATAATTCAACTACTTCTGGTAATTCTGCTAGTGCAGTGATTATCTTAAGTTGATATGGCTCTGTTGCTTGAGAGAGCCAATCCATCTGTTTGTAAATTTTATCTTGGAAAACTGACATCTGATATCCCTCCATAGAAGGGATACGATCGGATTATTTTTTCTTTTTAGCTTTTTTCTTGACAGTTTTCTTCTTGGTGGGTTTAGATTTACCAAGTTTCCTGAGTGCTTTATCGATGTCTTTACGAAGACGAACCTTAACTTTCTCTTGTTCTTCTGCAGCGTCAAAGATATCTTTCTTACCGTCTAAGATGTTCTCGACCATCTTATCTAGATAAACTTGATCTGGCATCTGCTCGCGCATCTGTTGAACCAACTCTTTGAATAACTTTAGAGCAGATTGTTCACCGCGAACACGAACAACTACAACATTTTGACCTTCGCCGTTACGATGGCTGTTGTTTTGATTACCATGATCTTCTGGAATATAGTCGATATGGATGTCGTAGAACATTACTGGTTTGCTACCGTAGTGATCCATGTTTGGGCGAATCACGATATTGTTGATTGCTTTTGCTAGTACGAAACATCGACTAGTGACGATGGCTACAGTATTTGGCATCACTCATCCTTATTCTTAACGAGGGTTAACTTAGTCTTTGGTTTCTCTACGGGTTTTTCTTCGGCCGTATCTTCAGAATATACCTTGTTGTTCAATTTCATGTACTCAGAAAGTTTCATGTTCTCGCGTTTACCTTCGTTCATTACGGTAATCGACGGATCGTGACCTTCTCTCAAGATAGATTGTAATAGTTCTAATTTTTCTTCTGACAGCTTCTTAATCTGACCAGAGATCTGGTTGCGGCTGCGACCGTCTAAGATACCGCGCTGGGGACCTTCGTTTGCATACGCCATCTCTAGCTGTTCTGACTCGATCTTCTGTGCTCGCTTAAGGCGCTCAAGAACTGATTCAGGAATGTTGTCTGTTACGTTAGACGCGTATTTTTTAATAGCATCTATTAACTTAGTGACTGCTTTCTTACGTTGCTTTGCACGATAGTATTCGATAAGGTTTTGTACTAAAAATCCCATCGCGAAACCCATTACAAACACATAAACGAATAGCAACACAGTCATGATGTTCCTCTTGATTCTCAGATATTGTTATTGTACGATCTTATTTCTTTTCGGTGTTCTGCTTAAGAGCAGCCATAAGTTTGTTCATGATAGGAAACACTGGTCTGAAATCGCCCACTTTCTTCAAGTAAGAATCGAAGTTCTCCATGTTATCCTTATCCGCTTTCATACGTTCCATATACTTTCTATATTGATAGATAGTGTACGTTTGGCTGTTGAAGTGCGAGATTACGAGTTTACCCTTCTCTTCCCACATGATGTAGCAGAAGTCTGTAAACTTAGATGAGTCGTAGTGCCATGGCCATGGCTTGTCTGGACCAACAGAGTCAGGCTTTCTCTTGAAGAAAGCATCCAGATTTTCTTGAAATTCTTGTTCGTTAGTAGCTCTTAGTATGTTCTCAGGTATTTTATCTTCTTGTCCGTCCCATTCGATGCTTCCACGCCATTCTAATTCTTCGCCACGTTTGATATAGAAATCAGCTTTAGTACCCAATCTAGCTCCTTTACGAGTCCAGAATCTCCAGTGAATCAACAAGCTCGACAGCTTCGTCCGGTGTTAGTGTCTGTAGCAGTGTCAATAACTCTTCATTGTCTTCTTGTGCAGCCTTAGCCAGTAAGGAAGTATAGAACAACTCATTGCTGATCTCAGACTTCTTTAAGCGGCTCTTCCATGCTTTTAATTTTTTGGGATCTACGGTATGGCGACCACGATTCAGCTTCTCTGGAACCATGCGCGTGTTCTTAGCAGCGTAACCTTTACTGTTATCCTTACGATCTGGACTTAGTTTTTGGCCGTGCTTTTTCTCTGCTGCTTGTGTTTGTTTAACGATGGATTCGCGTGAACCGCGTCCACTTGACTTATGACTAGCTGTGCCGTTCTTACCATCCTGACGACGCAATGCATCATCGGCTTTGGTTTGAGCACGTTGCCAGTGACCAGGTGTCTTCTTATCTTTTGCTAGTTTATTTAGATGAGCTCTGCAGCGACCTGCAGGATTTCCGGGATTGGCAGACTTGCCTCCACAGCGTGGACATTTCTTAGCGAGTTCTTCGATTTCTTCAATCTCACTCTTAGAGAGTGATTCGACTTCTTCTGACGTGATAAATTCTTCCATTGACTTCTCTCTGCTAGAAAGTTGATAGACTAATTATATCATACGTTTCTTTCTAATCTGTTCCATTAAGTCTTTGTAAAGTTTAGGGGTTTTTGTTTTGGGACGTTCGAATAGCGGTAAAGAATCTGCACCAAGCAGCATTGTTTCCATTACTGCTTCTTCGATCTTCTTGATCTCTTGGTAGTCTGTGCCAGTTGAGAATCCAACCATTGTGGTGCAAGTTAAGGCATAAGAGTTAGGAATATCTAATCCAGAATAGTGCCAGCGAGAACCATCAACCTCGATCGAGAACGGAATATCAGTTCCTGGGAAGAAGTCTTCTAGTTTCTTCTTCATGCTGCGAGTACCTTTTTCAACCATGTATTCTGCACCGATCTTGATGATGTCTCCAGCTAGATCGCTAAAAAACCCAAGGATCTGGGCGCTAGATAGTTTAGTCTGCTGCTGAATAAGATAGACCAAACCTTGATTGATTCTGATATTCGAGTTGTCGATGCGGTCGATAGTGAAAGCCATTTAAGCTCCAAACTCCATAGATTCTTTGATCATCTGCTTCACCTCATCCATCTTCTTGTTGAGTGAAGCATTTTCTACTGATATATTTTGAACATGTTCGCGCAAGATCTCATGTAAATCTTTGATTCGGTTTAACCAAACCGCAGCATCTTGAGATGAATCAGAATTCGATAGTTGCTTATGGCATCTACGAAGTTCTTTATTTAAGATATCAAATGGATTAGTTTGTTTGCGAAATAGACCAATCATTTATGCTCCTCTGGAAACAATTTCTTTTCTACTCGAGAAGATATTAAAATCAAAGCAACTAAGCCAATAGTGATTAAGAATGAGATGGTGTATCCACCTGATGCAATGAGAATACCGATGGCTGCCAAGATCCAAATCAAAGCAGCAGACGTAAGTCCTTGTACCTTCTCAACACCGCGGAAGATAGCTCCAGCACCTAAGAAACCGATTCCGCTAACGATGTAGGAGATGATGCGAGTTGGATCGATGTTGGGATTTAAGCTATACAGCAAGAAAGCAGTAGCTGCAAATAAAGTTGATCCAACGCAGATTATGATGTTGGTCTTGATGCCTGCAACTTTATGTTTCAACTCTCGTTCAATACCTACGACACCGCCACAGATTGTAGCTATGATGATCTTAGGAAGATAGAAACTTACTAGATCTACTGTTGAAATGTTGTTAAGAACATCTTGTATCATTTGATGATTTCTCTAGCCGTGATTGGAATTTTAAGCTTCATCTTCTCAACTTTATCTAACTTAACACCTTCACTTAAGCCTAAGTTCTTCTCTAGATTTGCTTGAGCAAGATACTGAAGTTCTTCTGAAGTTAGTTTCTGATGCTGGTTGCAGAATTCGATGTGAATCGTACAGTGGACAGTTCCACCCCAAGCGAATGGTAGAGAATCAAGTTTAATTTTGATTGGAATATGTGTGTTGGGATAGAAATACTTAATGCACTTGCTTAGACGCTGCGCTTTAGTAGTCTTGAGAGATTCAATGATCGTTCCATTCGATACTTCATATAGATACGAGACTATATCCTCTGTAGCCTGACCAGTGGTTTGCTGGATAAGATACATAAGATTATAGTCGTAAGTCATCGATGCGATGTTGTAGGTTCTCATTTATTATCTCCCAACGATTTGAATTGTACAATCTTTAATAAGTGATCGTAAAATTCAGAAGTTGATAGTTCTTGCTTCATGTAATTACATATTTTGCAACAAGGCACACAATTGCTTACTGTATAACCAACATTAGAGTTAATTCTATCGATACCGTTCATTTTTCTTACTGCATGTTCACTTTTGTTCTTTTTCTTTTCAACAGGTTCTTGATTGCAGTAGAAACAATTTTGAGTTGTTATTGTTTCAAATTCGTGTTCTGTTATATCAAAATTAATATTTCTTCTATTGGCGCCAGCTTTATATCCAAGAAACATAGTATGAGAGACAGAGATTCCATTTGGTTTTTGAACATGTGGTCTTGCAACGCCTTTTTGCTTTTCATGTCCAATCTTGCTTTGTTCTTTTTGATAGCAACCGCAAGAATAAGTTAACTTGCCAAGTTTTTGAAGTAAATGTTGTCTGTTAACGATGGTTATGTTTCCGCAATCACATTTACATTCATAAAAATATTTAACTCTAATTCTATCTTTATGTGTGACATTAGTTGTATGAGAGAATTTAACTATAGTCAACATTCTAATCTTTTTGCCAACCAAATTATTTAATTTTTCTATAGTTAAATTGCTCAACGTTTGCGACCTTTTCCAGATTCAGAATCAGGTACCTTGACTGTTTCACCATATCTCTGTAAAGGATGATCTGCGACGCCCCCTTTACTGATGATGAATAGAGTCTGAGGGAACTTTTGTCCAGGTCGCATCTTCTCATCTACTTTAACGTCATCGTAGCAACCGTCCGTGATGATCACGTTGAAATCTGCTTTTTTGCGCAAGATGTCTTCCATCACTGGTGTAAGTTCTGTACCACCTGATTGAATTTCTTTGCGGTCGATCTTGTAGCCAAGTTTGTATTGTTGATGTCCGTAGTTCTTAGTGTGAAAGAAAGAGATCTCACACTTACGCGATCCTACTTTCAAGAAGTTATCTACAATCTGCAAGAACTCATTTAACTCTTCAACGGAAATCGAACCTGAAGTGTCGCAGTAGACACGTAACTTAGGTAGATCACCGATCTTTGTGCCAGGTGCTTTGAAGCCGAACCGTTTAGACTTGCGTGTCCATGTTGACTTGCGATCGTGACCGCTTGCATGGCGTTTGAGAGCGGACATGATCAACGCTTTGTAGTTTAGTTCAGCGCGACGAGTCTTAATGTCTTCCAATAGATCTTTAATGTGTCCTGGTAGATCGTCGTAGGATAGACGAGCTTTAACCATCGCACGTTTCATAAGTTCTTCTGTAGCATCGAGCATTTCTTTCTCTTCAGATGCTCCATCCCACATATGCTCATCGATGGTGTCTGGTAGATCACTAGTGTTAGCTCCGCCACCTGCATTTCCACTACCTTCACCTTCGCCGTCCCCACTGTCGTCGTTTGGATCGTCCAAACGTTTTACTAATTTGTCATAGTAATATTCCATCGTCTGATTACGACTCCAAGCAGTCTTGGTGCCGTTCTCATCTTGATCGAAGTAATCTTTGACATCGATACATCGACCGGGACACATCTCGTTGGTGCACTTAGCTGGTTGATGAATTGGTGGACATTGTGGACAACCATTAGGAAGATCTTGGATGAATTGATTGATTGCCATGTCTGCAGCAATATTCATGAGCATGCGCTTGCGTGGACTGATCTTTAAGAAAGGAACGCGCATTGGATGTTTATGCGTGATGTGACTGAGCTCGTGGATGAATACGGCTTTACGTTGTGCGTCGTTTAATTTCTTACAGAAGAAATAAGGATTGACGAGCATATCCCAGCGTTTATGGTCTGTGTTGAACATGATGCCAGCTGTTGGTAAAGCGTGGCTGTAGCTGATGTTCAAGCACTGAAGAACTGAACCCATAAATGGATGGTACTTAACGGTATTGAAGATAGTGGTAGCCAAACAACGACTTTTTTCTTCTACTTCTACAAATTCTTTGTCTAATAGATTCTTGTTGATCTCTGAATTAGAACGAATTTTTGAACTCATAAGGTATGTATCCTCCGTACCATCCGTTAATTTCGGATAAATCTTAACTTAATTGTACTTTTAATAAAAAATAAGGTGACCGAGTTGGTCACCTTTTAGTGAGTGAGACTTGCTTATTACTTGATCGCGCGCGTGATCTTGATATTGTCCTTGAGAACTTTTACAAGCTCTGGGTGACGCTTAACAAACTCTTGGAAGAAGCTCGAGATCTGACCCTTCGAAGATTTGAAACCACATTCCTTGATCAAGTTAACTGCGTGGTCAGCTGGGATGATCTTAGCAACTTCAGCCATGACATCTTCGCTGATCTGATTTGGCTTACAGTTCTTAGCATCTCCACCGTAGTTCTTAACGATAGACTCAACTGTTGCAGCGATCATGTCGCCTTTATAGGTGTTTGTGTCTGATTGCTCTTTGAGTTTCTTGAATGCGTCTTTTTGATTCTTCAAGATGTCTTCAGCAGTAACAGGAGCTTGGTCGTAGCAATACTTGTGGTATTCATTGCCGATATCTTTGCCTAAGATCGAAAGAACAGTTAGACGATGTAATTGACGATTCTCGTGAACACCAGCTTTCTCAACTGCGTTTACTTTAGACCAAGTACGAGGCGAGATGTATTGAGCATCTTTACCTAAATTGCCAGGAGTCTTGTAAACCCAGATACCTGAGCTGATGAAACGTTGAACCTTGTCGTCCCACTGTGCTTTGTCCATGAAGTCCATGAATGTCATAGCATCGTATTCAACTTCGAAAGATTCGAAACGGTCTTTAAGAGCAGCATCCATTGTATTAACGTCGTACTCAGAAGAGTCTGGGTTAACTGCAGCTGCGATGATCCAACCTTTTGGAAGTTCGTAGTTATGAATCTTACGGTCTGTCAAGATTTGCATGAGACAGTTAAGAACACCTGTCGTGCCGCGGTTTGGTTCTTCAAGGAAGAGTAGGCCTTCGCTGTCTGGATCTGTAGGGAAGAACTCAGGTAAACGGTGCTTACTGCGAACGATACCGTCTTTGCCCATCTCAGTTTCTGGAAGACCGATCAAGTCAGGTGCTTCCATGTATGCGATGCGAAGGTCAACGAATCCGAAGTTTGGATTTGTCTTCTGTTGTTCTTTAACCCATTGCTGAACGATCTGCGATTTACCAAGGCCAGCATCACCTGTAAACATTGGGTTAAATACTTGACCGATTGCGCGGGCTTTCTTAGCGACATCTAAAACTTTCAAAATGTGAGACGGTTTCATCTTTCCTCCTTGGTGTATTTTATTTCTGACGTTTATTGTTTCGGATTATTAATGAGATTCGCGTGATTCTGGTTCAGCAATGACAGTTTGTTCACTCAACACTTCACAGAACATAGAAGACAACTTAGCGCGAACTGTGTAAGTGTCAACTGACTTAGCATCATTCAAGTCACGAGCACTAGCGATAACGTTCTGATATGTCTGTGTAGTAACATTCAACAGCTCGATCAATGTCTCAAGATCCTTCTTGTGAAGTTGGATCGTTACAAAACCTTCTTTGTACGGTGGAATATCATTCATCTAACAACCCCTGGCAATATTTTTTGCGTAGCGCTTCTGGTAACATGCTGACATCGATTTTTGTTTCGGGTTTTTGCTTCTTTGGCTTAGAACCTTTACGGATCTCACCATGGAAGAGATCAGCTTCACCAAATGAGATGAAGTTGTTGGAAGGTGGGGAATTTAAGTTAGTGCGAGTACTGAATGCAAGATCTTTAACATTCTTCGGATCCTGATACGGAATGATCTCTGGTTTACCACCGCGAGCTAAGAACTCTTCGATCGTTTCAACTTTCATATATCCTCCATAAATGTTATTTATATCGGATTTATTTAAATATCTTGGAATCCAATATGTCAGGAAAGATTTTACTCATTCTTTTTAGAGCAAGTATGTTGTCTTTGTTCTTAATAAGTTTTCGCAGTAGCTTTGTTTTTCTTAGATGGCTACTGAAGATATTCAATACAGATACCGAATATTCTACAGTTGTCTCGGGTTTCTTATTGAGAATATAGAAGATGTCTTCTTTTACTTCTAGATGGTCGCGGTAAGAGCTTACAGTTATAGTCCAAGTTAAGTGACTATAGCGAGCAACAGTTACACTCATAGCTGTTCGACTATCGTTGGGATCTGGCACCATCTTGTCGTCGACTTCGATCTTATTTTCCCATATCATGAGAGATAAATCATTATAACTAAGTATTCTAAAACACTCAGGGTTATCTTTAAAACGTTTTATCATAACGTCCAGTATTAGTGATACTATCTCTTTTGGATACACGGTCGACCATCTTAGTTGGTATAATTGCCTTAGCCTATTTTATCATTTATTTAGGAAGCACAATGGCCATTGATTCAAACCAGTTAGATTCCTGGATTAATTCTGGAATAGACCTAAAAGGAAGAAAGCTCTACTTTGGCCCTGATGATGAGGGTGGTGGAGGCTTTGACTGGAAGTCTGTCGAGAAAATGATCAGAGCTATCCACATCTTAGAAACTGAAGCTCCAACTAAGCCAATTGAACTGCATATGTCGTCTTCCGGCGGTGACCCTTACGACATGCTTCGTCTTGTTGATATTATTGAACATTCTCCATGTCAGTTCAAGTTCATCGGCTCTGGTCGAATCATGTCTGCTGCAACTTGGGTAATGGCAGTATGTGACGAGCGATTCTTACATAAGAACACAATCGTTCTCCTTCACGACAGCCCATCTTTTGCAGAAGAAAATAATAAGCCTATCAAATTAACAGACAATAAGATCGACTACGAAGAAGAAGAGCGTATGCAGAAGATGCTTAATAAGCTATATGCAGACAACTCTCGCATGCCAGAAGAATTCTATAATGTAATCGTCAAACGTGACTGTTATTTGAGCGCAGAAGAAGTAGTTCAACTAGGTTTAGCAGACAAGATCATAGAACCTAAGAAGCGCGGTAATCTTCGTCGTATGCGTATTGCTTTACTCAATAAGGAAGTAGATAAGGCTGAACTTGCTAAAGTTGTAAGAAAGATTTATAGTCGCATCAACGAATCTAAGTTGCCAACCAAAATCGAGATCCACACTCCTCACGAGAAGTTCGACTCTAAGGTTTTTGTAGAAAAAGAGATCAAAGAAGAGCAAAAAGAAAAACCAGCTGAACAAGGCGTCCAGCTGGCGGAACCAGTCGTAGCTGCTTTTAACGATTAACGAGCGTTTTTACGAGCCTTCAAAGCAACCAATAAGCGGTCTTTAATGTCGCTACCGTTGAAGCTGTTGTTTACGATTGAACGCAATTTACCGTTCAAGAAGTAGTTCAACACTTTAACTTTTGTGCTCTTAACACCAGCACGAGGACTGATAGCACGAGCAAAAGTGCGGAAATTGTTGACTGTAACGACGTCCAAACTTTGGACTTCCGAAATCAACACGTTTAAAGTGTAAGCCTTAGTACTGAAATTTGTCATATTTGTCTCCATTTGTTATGACAGTTTGAACATAATGTTTTAACCCAACCACGACCATTCTTGACGATTTGTCCACCACTAGAGCATCTTTCACAGGTCTTATCTGCTTTCTGTTCTGCTTCTGAGATAGCTTCATTCATTTCTTTTGTACTTTTACCGTCCATGTAAAAGCGTAAACCGCCGAATTTTTCTTTGACTTGAAAAGCTCTTGGAATATCGTCCGCACTCGCGTTTGGGTTATCCCTCTTATACTTAATTATCTCATGCTCAAGTTTTTGAGATAGTGAATAGATGATGTCAAACCAACCATCATCAACTGCAAAACTCTGCATTTGAGTCTTATCGTAGCCTTTATTGCGATCTGCGTACAGGTTTGGAAATTCATTGAATAAGATAGTGGTGTTGTTTTTGTTCATCCATATCTCCCTACGTATATCAATGCTTTGTTACTGTCGATATCAATTGTTATTAATGTAAGTTCTTGTACCAAATCAAGCATGGCATTTAATGCTTTTAGTTTTATTAAAAATATATTAAGTTCCATTGCGTAGAGTTCTTACGAATGTGGAGTATTTGTCGTAATCATTCATGGTGAAGGAATCCATTCTTTTATCTAATAATTGGTCTAACAATTTAATTAGCCAAGCTTCGGCCGCGAATCTCTTCTTCATCTGATCTTCTTTGCGAGATAATTCATCTCAAAGTCGCTCATGTATCTGCGATAATCAACACCAATGAATGCACTCTCGTATTTAGAAGTTGCACGATTGACGCAGTAAATAAAAGTCAATAAGCTGTATAGAGTAGTTACTCGTTCTATCTGTCTTAATTGATGGTCTTGATATCTGTACATAGATCACTTCATCAGACGAACTTTTTCAAGAGTCAAACCTTCACCTTGGTTCTTTTCCCAGAACATGATGTCTTCTTCTTTGTTCTCACCCTTGAGATTGAAGTGGAAGTAGTTCTTAGCAATATGTTCCAGAGCCTTCTTTTTATTTACGAAGACAAGAGTTGTAGTGATATCATCGCAATCGAAAGCGTTGAACAGATACACTTCATTTGACATAAACATGATCACCCCCAGTGATAAACCCTGTACTTAGAAATCTGCAACTTACCTGTCTTAGGATTGCGGATCAAACGATGTTGGGCATTGGCAATAACTTCTGCGGCATCCAACTCTGTTAAAAACTTACCAGTTTCTTTATCATGAACAACGATAACAGTAACCTTATTACTGACGATATTCTTGATGTGGAACGCATCGATACTTAATGAATTAGCATAAGTTGTATTGATGCGATACTGTAGCCCCATAAATCCTCCTTAATAATCGTCGTCGTGACTGTCGAATCCCATACTTGATTTGTTCTTACCTTCGAATCCACCCTTAAACTCTTTAGTTTCGGCGATAAGTTCGTCTACTACTTGCTGATAGGTCTTGTCATCGAGATCTGCACGAATAACTACTTCCTCGATATGGGCGATACTAAACTCTTCAGTGCCTTTGCAGGTAATCGCTTTCTTTTCATCGTCTGTGATCTCGCGGTGACTGATGAACTCCAATAGGCGAATACGATCTTTCTCGTTTGGTGCTTCTAACTTAATCTTGATGTGAAAGCGACCAGGGCGATTACCAAGTTCTGCCAATAGATTCTCTGGGTGATTCGTAGTTGATACGATGAACGTTGGCTTTTTGAATACATCACCGATACCGTCCAGCAAGTTAAGTAAGCCAGATGGGATAGCGCTTGGACCATGAGAGCCAGGACGTGATCCGCCACCGATATCTTCCATGATCAGCACTACGCGAGTAACTTTTTCATCGTATTCAGATACTTGACTGAAGAAGCGATGAACAGAGTCTGGCTCGATCTCTGAAGTGGACCAGTTAATGATGACCGTACCTGGATCTTCTTTTATAAGATCTTGAGATACTTGCTCGATGGCAGCAGATTTTCCCATTCCTGGAGGAGAATACAGAAGTACGCCGCGACGTTTTGGACGCTTATGTTTGTCATAGATATGTAAGCGACTGAAGAACTTCTTAGCTTCATTAACGATCTTTTCTGTATTAACTAGATCCATAAGAAGATCACGTTTCTTCAATTCCATTTGGTTGAGTCGCAATCCAGCATTTGTTTCAACAAAAGCAAACACACCTGGCTCAACTTGAACTTTTTCTTTAACTTCTGGTTCGACATATTCGAACTGGAAGATCTTGTTGCCGTCTTGAAAGCATAGATCGCTCTCAGGAAGCGTGATTTGTTGGCCTTCTTTTAGATCAGCAAAATTCGTAATCTTCTTTACTGTAAAATGACCTTTTGGATTTTCCATTAGTATGCTCCAATCTGTTGAATTCTATCGATTACTGTTTATCTTTTCGGATTCATTGCAAAAGCTGTTATGTTCCGTAATGATTGAATAGCCAATTGGTCTTGAAAGTTAAACCTGCCTGTTTTTGATTTCCAGTGCGAATTCTAGATCTCTTATCTATGATAGTTAAGCACTCATTTGAGAAATGTTCTAAATGCTTTGAAACTCTCCAAGTATCTTTTATAAAATGATTGATCTGTCCGTGATTTAAACAACCGTCTTTCCAGCGCATCTAGACCTCAGTATGATGAATAATCGAATTCTTTTCGAGTTTTATCTGTTACAATTGTTATACAAATTCTCTCTACGGGAAGTATTGTCCACTCGTATTCTAATAGTTGGAATTTATCGTTAGCCTTAAGAGTTTGTAATAATATCACTAGTTCTTTGTGTTGGTTTGTTGATCTCTTGACAGCAGAACACTCATCTTTAGTAGCGACCTTTTCAGTGAACAAGAAGTCTAAGATTTCATCCATTGAAGTTGTAAGCTCACTTAGACGCTTGAGACATTCGATCTGTTTGGAGAATTTGCCAGAGATCATACAGCCTTCATTTTCTTCAAGAGTTTAATGCACATCAACGCATCAGCTCGGGCTGTGTGCGCTTCACCCTCAAATGTTACCCCAAAATATTCTGCACTTGAACCTAGAGAGCTACTCTTATCGTTTGGAACTGTACCTTTGAGCTTTAGGTACTGCATGATCGTCCCAGTATCTAACTTCCTGTAGGAAACGAATTGGTCCCAGTTTGGCTTACTGATCAAATGTTCGTTGACAGATTCAATGTCGAAGCTCACGTTGTGGCCGACAGGAATCAACTTAATCTTGCCGCTGTCTGAATGTTTTTTAAGGAATAAGAACAGCTTTTGAGCAGCTTCAGACTGAGTGATGGCGATCTTGTCGTGTTCGATCAGGTCGATCTTGTTAACGGCTAGAGCTGTCGCTTGCACACGATACGGTTGATGATCGTTAGGCTTGATAGCTAGACCAAGCTCGTCGATGATCTCTAGATCTTTGTCGCAGATGAAGAAGTGACTTGTCAATAGTGAACAGTCTTTAGTTAAGCCGCCTGTTTCGTTGTCAAAAACCACGTACACTGCTTCACTCATGTTAACATCCTATCTATTTCAATATCAACTAACAATTGCTCAACTTCATACATCTGGTGGTAGTATGCACCAGCTCTACCTTCTCTTTGTGCATGGGCAAAACAGTTAAGTTCTTTAATGATTTTGCTATCTGAAAATGAACCAACACCCGCAAATCCAGTAAACATCCAATCGTTAAACTTGCGCTGTGTTTCGTAGTGGTTATTATTTAAGTGCTGTTGATAGATCTGACCTAGATGTCTGATCGCTTTCTGACGCTGCTCCGGAAACATCATAGATCATCCTCTATGTAGTAGTGAAGTCCAGTTATTCTATGTACAAAACCGTGTTTATCGTAATCTCGAACTATTGCTTGTCTATCAAATAGGTCAAGTTCTCGACCTTTAAATAAAGACGTCAATAGAATTCTCAAGTTATCAAGATGCTCTTCTTTTTCTCTATAGATAAGATTTGCTTTATACTTCTTACCTGGTTCCATCAACAATCTTTTTCCTTTAAACCATAAGAATTACATATCTCGTTCATCTCTAAAACCTTTCCAAATCGGCAATCTGGGCAATGATTTAATTCCATGCATTTGATACTTGTAAGTGACGATCTTACCTACGTAAGCTTCCCTGTTGTCCCAGATCTCTTGTCGTAGGACTTGGGTTAAACCTTCGCCGGTTCCGATGGCGAACTCACGATCTTTCCACGGAGTGGAACCGATCTCACGAACCAGGAACTTACCTAACGTTCCTTTACCGACCATTCCATCTTGGTGACTAGAACGCTTGGTCCGACCGAAAGCATCTTTTTCAGCTTCGTTGGTGTTCTCTAGTTGTTCTTCAAAACCTAAGATGACAGCTTCAGAGTCTAAGAATCTCTTAACTTTAAGTAGAGTTCCTTCCTTCTCAGTAGCTCGTCCACACTTGTACGGACCAGACAGAGAGCGAACCATGATGCCTTCGTAGCCTTCAGCAAGACACTTCTCTTCGTAAGCATCCAATTCTTCTATGTTATTGATCAGAACGTGCTCTGCCAATACTAGATGTTTCAGATTGATAGTTTTAACTAGGAAACGTAACTTATCAAAGCGTTTCTCGAAAGGTTCAGTCAATGAATCTGTGACGCGGTCGAATGCTTGGAATTCAAAGTTAGGTTCATTCTCTTCTCGCATGACGTCGCCTTGGATCTCGTTGAAGGTCCGCATTGAACCGTCAGCGTTGCGAGACACTAGCTCACCGTCGAATCCGTCTGGGATGTTTGCTTCCATCCACTCTCTAATGAACTTATTAGGAATTGGTTTGAATGTTCGGCTGAGGCATTTGCCACCAACCATCAGACAGCGGATACCGTCCAGCTTAGCAGAAGCTAATACCGGAAACTTTAACTTACTAACATCCTCAAGAGATCCAGAAAGCATAGGTTTAGTAATCATGTTTGCTCATCCATTTTATTACATCTTGATGCAATTCATTTGCGTAATTCCAATCGGGTCCACCAGGTTGCGCGATCTTGAATTTAAACAGTAAACTAAATAGTGATAATTTTTGTCTTTGAAATCGCCTGGTGCTACTCAACATGACTTACTCCAAATCTGAAAACCATAAAAAGTAAGGCATTATTGTTGTTAATTCTAAATCATGAAGAAGTTCAAGTAAAGCAATCTTATGACCCCTAAGTCGTAATTTCTTTATTAACTTTTGGTCGTTGATTTCTTTATATATGCATTCTAACTGTTTCTGATCTTCTTCGTTTAAGGACACATTGTGGCCGTGAATAGAGCATAAAACAAGTCAACTACTTTCCATGCTGCTAAAAACACCGTTGTAAAGAATACGCCAGTGATAATGAGTGCTGGTTTAATACTTTTATTTGGTAGGGACATTTAAAACCTCTTCTTCTAAGAAATTAACTACATCTTCAGATGTAATAAAATTAGCGTAGTTAAACCCATCTTTTATGGTATTAACACCAACTACGTTTCCGTAAAAATCTACCATAGGTGATCCAGAACTTCCAAAATCGATGAATACTGTTGTTTGAACATAGTTCGAAGTAAGCGTGCACACTTGACCAAACTGATTTTGTCTAGTTTGATAGACAGATTTATCTAAGGTATCTGGACACGGACCTTGGATAGCAGGTATTTCCCATGTTTTAGCCATGATGACATGACCAGGATTAGATACTGTTAGTGGCCAACCTTGCGGATGACCGACAGCCCACACAGTTTGATTCTGTGAGATGTCAGTAGAAACTGACAAACCATGATCGTCCTGTGGTGCTTCGATCAAGCATAGGTCATATTTCTTAGAGATCAACTTCTGCGAAGTGATATATGTTCCGTAAAAGTCACTTATCAGTACTAGAGGTTTACCAGCTAACGCTCTACATACATGTGCATTGGTTATACCGTAAGTTTTACCTTTATATCTCAAAGTGAAAGCACTTCCACCACCTTGAACTTGGGGTGACATAACAAAGTATACGCTCGTACCTACATAAGAGAATAAGTAGTTGTCGTGTAACTCTTGAGCTCTTAATGTAAATGTAATGTATCCAAATACAGATAACCCAATCAAAGCTGCTTTAGCTAATTTACTTTTGGCCGCTTTTTGCAGCAACGATCTTACGAATTTCATGTACCACCGCATAGTTAGAGTTTTCTGTCTTCTCTAATTCTTGAAGAATATCAGAGTCAGACAACTTCTTATCTTTATACTCTTGATACTTAGCATAAGCGGCATTCGCAGCACGGTTCTTATTGCGAATTCTGTCGTCTTCGTGAAATCCCATTTAGGTTTTATCCTCGCCGATGATGTTTTGGAAGTCACGGTCGAACGCCATCTCGTAACTTACATCAGCGCACTCAGAGCGAACTTTCTCAAAGGTTGGATCTAGGAATGCTTCGTGCTGCGTTGTTGCGATAGCTTTAGTGACCATGTACTTGAGATAATTTTGATTCTCAAGTGTTGGATCGTTCTGAAACTGTTGAAAAGCTTCTTTTAAGCCTTCCATAGGTGGAACGTTAAACTGAGGCCAGAATTCAAATGCTGCCTTAGCATCATCTGGAGAAATCACAACTTCTTTTAGATTGTGGCTGCGAACTTTCTCTTCTTGGTTCTTAACATCATCACTCATTTCTTAGCTCCTTTTGTTTTACTCTTTTTAAGAGTTTTCGTTTGGGGTGCTTTCTTTTCGGGTTCTGATCTATATTTTGCCCGCCACTTGCTTTCTTTATATGGAGATGTTTTGACAGGAATAGTAGCCACATCGTAGACCGTATCAGCAACAACCTTTGGTAATCCAATAATGTCGATGAGACCAAATGTCTTAGCTTCTTGCGGTGTGAAATAACGTTCATGACCATCCTTAGAACGTAAGATCTCACTTAATTCCTGATATCCACCCTTGATTCCGCAGTCCGTTGCCAATACATTCATCCAATATTCATTTAGACGAGAAATCTCTTCCGTGTCTGTGACGATATCGTCTACGTTACCCATTGCCATTGCACTAACTTTATGAACCATAATTCGGCTATGACTATCACAGAAACGGACATCGCCATGAGCTAACAACATAGCACCACAGCTCATTGCTTTGCCCATGCAGCAAGTAACGATAGGATTCGATACTTCATCTAGTGTAGCAATCATCTTGGCCAAGGAATCAACTTGACCACCGTAGCTGTCGATGTAGATAACGATAGGGCGATCTGGACCTTTCTTGGCTTCTTCCAAGACTCGGTCTCTAAATTCTTGAGCAGATTGCGGATTAAACTCTGTGACCCAGATCTCGTCACTTTCGCTTTTTGGTAGAATGAGAGGCATCGTTTCCATGGGTATCCCCTTTTAAACATTAATCTTTTCGGGACAAATGCTATTATACTCAATGCATGTTGAATAGTGCATATCGTGGTAGAATATAAGTAACGGAGATCAAAATCATGAGCAAATTAGAGTCCTTAATCAAGTCTTTCAAAGAGATGAAAAAAGAAAAACAACAACCAAAAAGAAGTGAAGCCTTTGAAAGCCTCATGCGTGGCTTAAATCAAGCTATTTCGTATGAGAAAGGGGAGAACGTAAAAGGCGTGAGAGTTAGAAAACCTCATGTGAACCCCGTTCAATTATTCCCTCCAAATGAAATTAGAAAAATACGAATGTCTCTTGATTTTTCACAAGCTCTTTTTGCGATGTCTCTAGGGGTTTCTCTCAAGACTGTCGAAGCCTGGGAATCAGGTAAAAACGTACCAAGTGGCCCAGCACTGCGTATGATTGAAATGTTAAAAGATGACCCCGATGTTCTCCTAAAATACAATATTATTGCAAGCGCGTAATCCAGTTCAAAAGTCCTACTCTCTCTAACGTTCGCTGCGCGGCCCATGGCCTTGCATGCTGCTGGTCTTCGTGGTCCCGGTAGTGATAAACATAAAACAAACAAACCTAAAGCCAATACTAAACTTAAGGTTGTTAAAAATCCAACAACATAATTTAAAAAATTTCTTTAAAAAAGTATTAACTTAAAGCTTTCCATGCATTTGGAAATATTTGCCCCATCATTTCGTTAACTGCCCATGCAAAATCTTGTATTTCAATTTGAGCATGTAGGTCTGTCCTTAATTTAACAAAATGTTGAATTGATTGTAGACTTGCAGTCCAATACCATTCTGTATAAAAATTTAAAGGCAAAACTGTTCTAGCTTGCTCCTTACAAACACCTTGACTTATTAAGTATTCATAAAATTTAAAAGCGTCATTTGTAAACTTTTTATATTGCTCAATTAATTCCGCTTCATGTTCAACATATTCATCAGAAGATCCTTGTTTTTTATCTGCTGATTGCTTTCGTAAATGTTCTGGTTCCCAAGTAGAAAAATCATACTCAACATATCGTCCAGAAATTTCATTCCATGGTTGATCTTTAAATGAATACTCTGTACCGACTATGTGTTTATACCATTGTCTAGCAACAAACTCTGGTGCCTTTACATGTAACTGAACATAACAATGTCTAAATGGACTTGTATGGCCATTTTTTGCTAAATAATCTAATAGCTTTTTATCTTGATCTCGAATGTTAGAAACTGATTTGCCAAATGAAACTCTTGCAGAATTAACAACAGTTGCGTCAGATCCAAGAACATCGACTACTTTAACAAAACCACCTTGTATATGTTTTTGTAACTTAAGTGGATTTTGAACCAAAACATATTCTTGCAATTCAGGAACAAATTCTATTTGTCCTATTTGGGCTAATCTAGCAGCTAAATGTTCCAAATTTTGATGTACCTTGCGGTGTGTAGATTGATCACATATATAGAGATTTTCAGGTCTATTATCTTCTTTATCTAAATTTATATGATGAACAACTTCATTTGCATTTAATGGTCGTCCAAGTTTTTTTTCAGCAATAACTAGATGTAAATGTTTTCTTTTTTTATCTCCATTTTGATCTATATAGTCATGTTCTGGTTCAGCATAAACATATCCAAATTTATCAATATTAGTAGATCTTGGTCTTCCGCCTTTTATAGATTGCTGCTTTATATCACACTTTTCTTTTAATCCACTAGAAGTTACCAATCTTCTAATCATGGAGTAAGATTGGTTTAGTTTGGTTGCTAATGGTCCAATTTTATAATTAAAAATAGCCAAATATTCCTCTAATTTAGCTGAATCATATACTTCCCATCTTTGGGTTCCACCTGCTTTTGTAGATACTGTATTTTTTCTAGCAAAATCTTCAACCTTCACAGATTTTCTCCCTATTAATCTTTAAATTAATGATCTCGCCTTGGCGGATCAATGTCATATCGAATTCCTCTTCTCTTGTACCGCGAATCGATCCACAGTTAGGGATCAAAATCATATCGCCTGGTTTTATTCCAGAACGATCGGCTGAGTAACCTGGATAAACTTTAGTCACGACACACAAGCTTGGATCCGTATAGATACCAATTCCGTAGTAGAACTGTGGACATTTCTCTTCGTTCTTAACTTCTGGTTCAGCTACTTTAGTCTTACTAGGTTCTTTCTTAGTTGCGATCTTCATCTTAACTTTATTTTCTTCTTTTGGTTTCTCGATGATTTTTACTTTGACAGATTCTCGCGGCGGTTGGCCTTGACCTTGTTTCTGTTCTGCCTGTTGTTTTTGTTGAGTTTGCTGAATAGAGGCAATACCTAAAATTAGCCCTATATGTATGATAAGGCTAGCTAAAAAGTAAATTACTGGCATTTGTTTTGCTCTCATTTATGTTATAATTTTATTCTACCAATTGAGTATAAGACATACACCAATTTGATTGTGAGGACGAATATGAGATACATCCGTAAAACCTACAACACACAATCGAACTCTTACCAGACTTATATTTCCGCTTAACAATTTAACTATGACACTGCTACATTAAACTACAAGGAGATCAAGTTGTTTAATCCAGAAGACTTTTCCCTAAAGATCTTTAAAGACCGTTACGCATTCACGCCAGAGGAAAGTTGGTCCGAAGCTTGCCAGCGCGTGGCTCGTCAGATGGCTCTCGCTGAATACCCTGAAAAACAAAAACAGTACGAGCAAAGATTCTTCGACATCTTATCGAACAATATGTTTGTTCCTGGTGGACGCATCTGGTACAACTCCGGCCGCACTAATCCACAGCTTTTGAACTGTTTCGTTCTCGATCCAAACAAAGATTCTAAAGAAGGTTGGGGCAAGTCCGCTCACAACATGATCGTTACGTCCATGACTGGTGGCGGTTGCGGAGACGACTTCAGCGACATCCGTCCTAAAGGTGCAATGATCTCTGACCAGAAAGGTGTTGCACCTGGCGCAGTTGAATTGATGCGCTTAATCGACTCTTGCGCTAAGCCAGTTAAGAACGGTGGACAACGTCGCGTCGCTCTCATGTTTAGTCTAGACCTCGACCATCCAGATATCGAAGAGTTCTTGAACGCTAAGTTGGTCAAAGGTGAGCTTACCCATGCTAACGTATCTGTTCGCAGTAAAGACACGAAGGCATTCATCAAAGCAGTCAAAGAAGACGGTGATTGGGAACTGTCGTGGAAAGGTAAGTACAAGCGCGTGGTCAAGGCTAAAGAGCTTTGGAACACCATCGTAACTAACGCTTACAACTCTGCTGAACCTGGTTTCTTGAACTGGGAATTAGTTGAGAGTGAAAGTAACATTTCTTACATCGAACCTTTAGTAACTACAAACCCATGCGGTGAGATCGCGTTGAGCGCTTACGACTGCTGCTGCCTAGGACATCTGGTGTTGACTCGCTTCGTCAAAGACGGCGACATCGACTATGCTACTCTGGGCGATACCATTCGCACTGCAGTTCGCTTCTTGGACAACGTTCTAACTGTTAACACTTACCCACTTCCTGAGATGAAGGCTAAGTCACACAGCTTGCGTCGCATTGGTCTAGGAACAACTGGGCTTGCTGACATGCTTGCTATGCTCGGTGTTCGCTACGGTTCAGAAGATGGTAACAAGTTTATCGACAAGCTCTATAAGTTCATCGCTAAGACTTCATACGAAGCTTCTGTAATGCTCGCTATGGAGAAGGGAGCGTTTCCGCTCTGCCAACCTGACAAACACGTTGAGTCCGGCTTCATGAAGCGCATGGGACCTAAAGTTCGCTCATTGGTTGCTGAACACGGTATCCGCAACTGCGCGATCCTAACTCAGGCACCTACAGGAACAGTATCGATTCTCTCTGGTAACTGTAGCTCTGGCATCGAGCCGATGTTTGCTCCAGCTTATGAGCGTCGCTACTGGGACAAGGATGAGCGTAAGGTTGAGCTTTGCTTACACCCATTGTTCGTTCAGTTCATGAAGGAAGGTAAGTCTGTTGATCACTTCGTTGGCGCACGCGATATCTCTGTTCGCGATCACATGGAAGTTCAACGTATCATTCAGAAGCATGTTGACAACGCAGTATCTAAGACGATCAACATCGCCGAAGACTATCCTATCGAAGAGATGAACGACCTATGGTTGGAATATCTGCCTTCGCTTAAAGGAACAACGTTCTATCGTGAGAACAGTCGTGGATACGTAGACGATAAAGGCGTCATCCATGAACCACCACTTAAAGCTCTGAGCCTTGAAGAAGGTAAAGCTAAGTTCAACGAGCAGTATAAAGTTGAAGCAGCTGAAGTAGATGACTGTGCAACTGGATCTTGTGAAGTTAGTTTCGTTAAGAAAAAGTAATTTTAATAGTAAGAACAGGGCTTCTAGTTTCTATGAGCTTAGAAGCCCATCTCCACCTCTCTGATCTAGAATCGTGATCATATTTTATATGGAAAACTTTAAGAAGTATTAAAGTACGCCATAAAACGTAGCTTGAATGATGCATTTGATCACGTTTCGTTTTTGGCGCCGTTAAATATTCAACTATCATTTGCAACCTCTGCGAATCAAAAACCTGCAGATATCGTTGTGATAAAGATCGTAACTTTTTAAGTTAAGAAACATAAGCAAGGTTGTTAAACTCATTACGTGATCAAATTTGGCAGAATTGTTTACGTAGACTCTAACGATATTACGAACAGTTATGTATCGTCCTTTAGAGTCAAAGTTATGTTTCTGTGGCCCAATCACTAACACATCCTCATCCTTATAATAAACTTCATCATGTTTGTGTAATGTAGATCTGCAGAGTCAATTCTGAAAGCTAGCAATAAATCGCATAAGATATTTACTTTAATGTGATCATCTATGCAAACTTCGTAATCTTGCATTTCCCATCGAAATGTAGTAGTTCGTTTATATTTGATCACTGTCATTTTGACCTAAATAGTTAATTGCAGTTTTAAGTATTTTTAAATCATCATTAAACAGACCTAATGCCATATTGCATTTACCGCACAATAATCCTCTTACTTTATTAGTAAGATGACAATGATCAACCGCTAAACGTTTATTTAAGTCTATTGTTTTAACTTTACATATTCCACATGCATTATCCTGTTTTTGCAACATTTCATTATAAATTTCAACCGTTATGTTGAATTTATGTTTTATTTCACTTTCAAAACGTCTTGGTCTGTTTTTCTTATCCCATTCTCTACTTAATTGTCTATATTTTTCTAAATTATTAGAAATAACAATTTTATTATTTATGTTTACACATTGTTTACACCAATGATTTAAACCATCTTTTGAGCGATTTCTTTTACAAAAATCAGTAACAGGTTTTTGACTTTTGCATTTAGTACAAGTTTTCATTATTCTTCAATTTCTTTTGCATTTTTTGCTAATTTATCGCACATTTCATTAAAGCGATCGCCATTGTGTCCCTTCACCCAGCGAGTCTTAGCTTTGAGTAAGGTGTAGGCTTTACGAAGATCGATACATAAAGGGGCAAGATGTAATGCCTTGCACCTATATGATCCATCCGCGTACCCTAGGACGAGTTTTGAATCAGACACAAGACTTACTTCCTCTGGTTTTGTTTCCATCAAGGAGATCAATCCTAATGCGCAGTGCATACCCTTAACAGCTGCAGTCAACTCAGCAGTGTTGTTCGTTGCTTGGGGAAGATGTCCAGAACCCTGACCGATAGGTTCACCATCTAGAACAATTACATATCCATATCCGCCGCAGCCTGTTGAGTTACCTTCTGATGAACCGTCGCAGTAGATCTCAAGCTTAGACATTGTTTTCTCCATGTAAGAAAGTCTTCAGTTTCCATCTTGTGGATCTTAAGTAAGAATAATAAGTTAGCAAGACTAGCTGTATGATTATTCATTGTTCACCCATTATGTCTAGCCAATCTCTCAGACTATCGTCATAAACATTTAAGCTTCCAACAAGATTTAACTCTAATTTACTCAATAATATAAATAATTTAAAGGCTCGTAGTCGTGCTACATTATACTTTAACATTAAACTGTTCCAACCAATTCAACATCTTAGGTATCCCAAAGACGGTTGCATGCCTTATATTCAGATCGGACAACAGGTCCAGCATCTTGTCAGCGGCTTGTATGCGAGTTTCTTCGTTTATTAAGTATGTTTGTTTCATAGTGTTGTATAATAGTTATAAAGTGAGGTGCGTATGCCACTAGTTCCAGACGTTATAGCAATGCAAGCAGTAGAAGCAGTTAAGGCTGAGATGAAGAGTAAGTTTTCATCTACAGTATCTGCAGGTGGTTCGGACTTCGCTTCGAGCGCTGAAGGATCACAGGGTAAGTTAGCTGAGGCCGTAGCTGCTGCTGTTACCAAGACAATCATCAATGCACTCCTAACGCAAGCCATCGTAACGACCTCCACAGGTCCAGGAAAGATTACTTAAATGTTCAGTATCTGCCGAGAATGTTCTTGGGGATACATGACCCCACATCCGAAGTTACGCTGGTGGACTAAGTGCCCTATCTGCGCATACTGTGAAGTAAACAGACAACTTTCCCCAGAAGATAAGATAAAAGCGGATTCTCAACCTCACCAACCAAATCAACAAACTTCTGTTGAGATAGAAGCCAAAGTTTTCGAAAACCTGAAGATCTTTTAATAGCAGAGTTTTCCATGTTTCTTAGATAAGTATCTAAATTGTCTCTTCCAATCCATTGATCAGACACTCTTAAACTATGCAAGATAGACATTAACCTGTACACGCTATCATGTCCATAAGTGATTCGCAATCTGCGAAGTAGAGCGTGTGTTTCTATATCACCCACCCGTTTCATCCTCAACCACTACTACTTTCTTGACTCGCTTGTAATCTTTCTTAGACTTGTGACGAATCGTTGGTGGCGGTACTGGAATTCTTACTTTCGGCTTCTTTGGCTTTTTCTTTTTCTTCATAACTCACCCATTCGATCAATAGATGTTTGCACTTAGGGCATTGTGTCGGACCAGGGTTAGCTTTATACTCATGTTTGCAAGCTAGACATTTAAATTGTTCCATGTTACCTTCTATCTAGGTATCGACTAAAAGTTTTATGAGATATCGAACCAAAGCAAAATAACATTTCCATTAGATTGTGGAAAGCAGCATCTTGGTTCAGACTCATAATATAATCTTTATGTCTCTGTTTCTCGTCGTACCGTTCCTTGATCTTGTAGTAGAGAATTATCCCTAGTCCTATCAGGTTCAACCCATAGTTAAAGATCAGTTGATAAGTCGCAAGACCAGTCATGAATAAATAAGCTAGAGTAAAGATCTCACCGCCGAACCACAGCAGTATGAATCCCCATGATATGCCGTCTGCTGACTTGTATCGAATAGTATAAATCACTTGCGGTAAGCTGCATATAGCTAGACACAAAGCACCTAACCAACCTATGTATTCACCCACCTGATTCATAAAGTTCCCTTGAACAAATTACCCGTACTGAACATGATCTCGAACACAGTCTGTTCGTTATGTTCGATGAACTTAGCGTATGTTTCAATATCTATGCACTCGAGCTGGTGAAGGACACACATGAGGTTATCTTTTATGATGCACTTCTTATGAAGCTCATTGTGTGCCCAGCGAGTAGACTTAGTAAAACTAGAAAAAACAGTTCTATCTGAAACTGTTACTTCACATTGATCATTGGGGTTGTGTTGCCCAAGATTGTCGTCGGTAGTTTGCCATCCCATTTTTCCACCTTCTTCAACTCAATCATTAGTGGTGTCAATGTCTGTTGTACTAACTTCTGCGATTCAGCTTGTCCACGAGCTGTATTGATCGCAGCACGAGCATCTTGCTCTGCTTTTTGCGCTTCATACTCAGCTTGCTTAGCTTTTTGCTCTGCAACTTGCTTCTGTTCAATAGCATTCTTATACTCTTTACCGAACTCGAAGTTGATGATCGACACGTCGCGAATAGTGATTCCGTAAGGAGATAGACGTGCTTTGAGTGCAGCATCCATCTGTTCTTTAAGTTCTTGACGCTTCGACAACACTTCTTCTGCGGACATCTTCGAAACACAAGCTTTCATTACTTCGTGAACTTGAGGCTCGATTACGTTTGTTAGTACAGCTCGTAGGTTACCTAAGTTCTCGTAGATCTCTACCACTTTGCTTTCTTCAATTTGCCAGTTGACGGCAACTTTAGTCATAAGCTCTTGTTGGTCTTTTGTAGCTGCACCAGACTCGATGTCGCTCTTCTGGATCTGAACATCCATGACAGCGCTACCGCGAAAGTGAGGGATCCAAAGATAGGTACCTGGCTTGCGAACTTCTTTATTGATCTCACCTTGAGAGATGCCGATGCCACGTTCACCAGGACTAACGACTGTACAACCTGTAGCTAAGATCAATAATGGTAAAAGAAATTGTTTCATACTTACTCCTTATTTGATGCCTAATTTTTTGAGCATTTCTTTGCCCCAACCATAATCTAAGAAAATCTCTTGACCTGCTTTGATATTCTTGTCGGCAGAAATAACGATCAATCCGTCGTTCATCTCCCAAGAAGCATTCGATTTTTTATCATGGTTATATAGACTTGCATAACCCAGAGCAATAACTCCTTCACCGGAGAACACACCCTCAAACATATAGTGAGCCAATCTTGAAGCATTAACGAAAGCAATTTCTTTAGAAGGAATATCGATTGTGGGTGCAGCTTCAATTACATCACCTGCTTTAATATCTTTAACTGCAAATACACCGCGACCACGACCTTCAGAAGGTTTAACCGCAATATTTGTAGATGGTAATAAAGTAAATGTTACTTCACTTCCGATCTTCTTACTTTTTGGCTTTTGCTTTTGTTTTGGACTTTGTTTTTGCTTTTGGTTTTTCTTGCTCATTTGGGTTCCCCATGATTACTAGAGTTTTGCCGCCATGACCGTGAATTCTTTCGATTTGATCGATGCTTTCAAAGATGGTTTCGGTTATTTCAGAACTAGTCCATTCAAGAATACATTTACCTGATGGTAAAATACCACCAATAGCGACAATACCTGTTCCACTAGTTCCACTAACATCATTTATTCTTTTAAGATAAAAACACTTTATAGATGTCATCGATTTTATTTGCTCTATCCATTTTAAGAATTCAGTACAACTTAAATCCATTTTTGCACGATTACATATTTTGCAACAAGGTTTGCAATTTTCTTTTGTATAACCTAATAAATTATCTTGCCTATCAATTCCATTATAGTTATATGAACTACATTTAGTTTTAGCTATTTGACTTGGTTTTGATCCACAGTATGTACAATTTTGTTTGGTTATTTTTTTAAAAAAAGCCATGTTAATTGTAAATTCTAAATTTCTTACGACCGCGCCCTCTTTATATTTATTAAAAAGCATATTAATAGCAGCCCCACCATTGGGTATTTTTCTTTTTACGTTGTTTTTAATTATTGTTTCTTTAGAAAAGCATCCACATGACTTTGTTCTACCATTCAAAAGTGAATCACCTCTAGTAACAATAGAATTTCCACAATCACATTTACATAAATATAAATCTTTTTTAGACTTTTTGTATTGTATAGTTTTATATAAACTCAGAACAAAAAGTCTATTAAATCTTCTATTGATTAGATTTTTTCTCTTTTTAGAAGACATAACTATCCTTATTTAAATAAACTATTCTTAGTGTTATCTTCAATAAATTTGAATCGGATACCAACTGAATCCTCAACAGGAAACACGTTGCTTTTGTCTAGTGGATCTTTTGGACGCTGTTCTTCCATCACGTGGCGAGAGTGATGTTCCCAGTACAGGTCAATCTTGGAGTGTAAGCGAATACCTACGAAATAATGCCAGCCAACGGTTTTAACTTCGTTCGTTAGAGCTTCTGTATGCACTTGGTTATCCCAGTAGATGAGATGTCCAAGACTGATGCGGAAGTTGGTTGCTAAACGATACTTCCATTGACCATCGAACTCTGGCGTATAAGGATCGCGATTCTCGCGAAACTTAGCGTAGGTGATGTCGAAGTATTCCACGTTCAGTAGCTGAACGTTTGCTGTCTTTGGAGCTACTGATGTCTCTTCTGCCTTCGCTGTCAAAGGTAAGAGCGCCAATGCTGCCAGTAATAACGATCTCATGTTTGTTCCTTCAGCATCTCTTCGATGCACAGTTGAGCGACATACTCATCATGATATTTTTTAATATCGGATGGACTTATCTTTGATGGTAAGTCTATTGAAGCCATAGCTCGTCGTACTAACCATATGTCTTCTTTTTCGTAAGCAACTCTATACGCTAGATTGTTATCTGCTGCCCTAATAAATTCTTCATTGTCTTTCATTAGTTTCATTAAATACTGAAATATGTCTTTATTCTTTTTAACTAATTCGAGTTTTAAAAACTTTATTGCACTAGGTTTCATTCCAATATATTTAGCGGGCAGTTGTTTCTTTTGTAAGGTGTCGTATTCTATCTGCTTTAGATACTTTAGCTGCTCATCATTTCGATTAGATTCTTCAAATAATATATGTCGTGTATAGATAAGCCAACAATATTTAAGAAAATTTGGGTTTTCGCCGCTCGCTAGCCAAGCAGTGTCAGTCTTATTTTCCATGAGTGAAAAGCTCTTGGTGATACTCTTCAATGAATTCTTTATAGTAAGATGTGTATCCAAAAGTAAAAGGATACATGATGCTGTTGGGGATTTGGTAGTAGTTACCTTTGTTGATTAATGTCTCATCGTGGTCTAGATCTAAAATACAGTGACCAAGCTCATGAAAGATAAGTTCATCACGTACGGACTCTTCTGCATCGTCCCAATATTCTCTGTCGATCTCTATCTCGCGGTAGCCGTCGCTGTATATAGCACACAAACCAACTGTCTCATCGTCTAACTCTTCGAACTGAATACGGATCTCTACTTTGCGACCAAGATACTTGGAGAAGCGATCTACGTGACTCTGGAATTCTGGATCAATCTTCTTGTCTGTTGGATGGTCTGGAAGGAATCGACGTTCTATTAAATCTTTGGGTGTTGTTCCGCAGCTGGTAAGCATGAAGCACATCGGTGCTAACAATAATTTAAACATCTTTATTTGCCTCCGTAAAGATATAACGTCGAGCCAACTCGTCTTTTAGTGCCCTAATAGTTACATCCGCGCGGTTGATCTTACCTTTATCGTGGCACTTGATGATGAGTTCCATGTCAGAAACAGATAGCGCACATAACTGTTGTCTATATTCTTCATCTATCTTAGATTTGATATCTTTATATTTGTCAAATTCTAGATACTTAATCTGCTCGATATCTATATTAGGAAAGAGAGCTGCGACGTTACTTTTTGCACGATCAAAGCAAGCCGTAGTAACTGAGCTACAATATAGTGCCGTACTTTCTGTGACATAAACTTTCTCTTTATCTGGTAAAGAACTGATCTGTTGGCCATATTCATCGTAAAAGCTGATAAGCACGTTACCACCAACGTAGTCAACTTCGTAGTACGAAACAGAACTCACATCCTTTGTCGGAAACAAAGCGCGAATATCTATTGACTTACCGTTGTTTAGAACGTGCTTCTTGTTCAGCATATTACTGCTTCGATTTGTCTACGCGTGGAACAGCTGTCGGTTTAGCTTTTGGAGCTGGATTCAACTTAGCGCGAAATGTTTCGCAGTCTAAACCTGGTTGTCCAGTTGCTTTAATTTTGCCTTGAGCATCTGTTAGAACGCGAACTACGATAACGCAAGTTTGTTCCTTATCTGTAGGAAGAACTTCGACTTGAGCAAACGCTACACTGGATAACAAGCCTAAAGCCAATACTAAACTTTTCATGATTGCACCTTTTCTATGCCAAACATCGTTGATATGAGCACCCACAATGGAAGCCCAATGAAAAACCCTAATAAGAATACTGGACCAATGAATGAGAAATAAACAATAATGGGACCATTCTTCGTCGATACCAGTGGTTTTAATATACCGTACGATATCAAGACTCCAAATAGATAAGCTACAATTGCACAACCAACTATGAATCCAATCATGTTATGTGTCCTTTAATCTTCCAGAGATAATCTGGTAACGAAGTAGATCAATGAATGCCATATCCCATCCCATACTATCTTCTGGTTTTACGGTTGTGATATCGCGCTCCCAGATCCACTGAGATCCAGGATCTCTGTTCATAACAGATGTGAAGTCAGTCATTCTCGTCCTCGAGATCTGATGTTTCAATAACCGTTACTACTACTGTTTTACCAATCTGTTTTTTAATAGCAATTGTCGCAGATGGGTATGTTTGGCCAATGATAATAAATGCATCTAGATCTGTAGATTCAACATAGAATTGTTTCATAACCTTAAATACTCCTTCATTAGGAGAGCTTCGAGACCTTTTCCGCTGGGACTTCCGTACACTTGTGTCTTTAACTGAAGTTTTTGCAAGAACTTATTTAAGTTAACTGTTAATCTGAATGTTTTTAACTCTATTTCATCTTGAGTAGTCATCTCAAATATATTCATTTAACTTTAACTTCTACTTTATCCATTGCCACAACATTAGGTTTCTTAGCGTCTGTTACTGTGCGTTTGAGGAACGTGAAGCGAGCGATATACTTAAGAGCTTCTACATTCTCAACACGGCCATGCTTAGCATATGACTTAACATCTTTGCTGTAAGGACCTTGGTTATAACCTACGATCGCGATATAGTGGTCGCCATTATGTTTATCAAGTAAAGAGCGGAAGTAGCACGCACCTGCGTAGAGATTGATGTCTGTTTCCCAAACATCATCTTCCTTAACATTCGTGATCCCACAACTCTCGAGACCTTCTTTGAAGGCAGCTTTGGCTACCTGCGAGAGACCTTTAGGTCCTGTAGGACTTTGAGCATTGCGTTGAAACTCAGACTCAATTGCTAATAGTGCAACGAACGCCTTCTTGTTCTCTGTGGTCTCGAACACATCGTTAGCTACGCGAACGATTGAGCGAGCAAGAGTGAGTTTCTTAGCATCAGATAGTTTAGTTGCAGCAGATGTTTGATACATCATGTTGATCACGTACTGACCTAACTGACGATCTGCTTCCTCTTGAGACTTTAGAAGTGCGATATTGTTCTCTAGTTTGGAGATCTCTGCTGACTTAGCATGACCGTTGTAAGTAGTGGTTACTTTGAATGCTCCAAATCCCACTGCTGCTGCGATAGACGTGTGGGTAAGAATCGAGATAAACTTAGACATTTAATCCTCCTAAGATCGACTTGTTCAGTCTTTCTTAAAGATAATTTGAATCGGATCGTTTGGGCCTATTTGTGTTGAAAATACGACCCTTTTATAATAACCATGAATAAGCAAAGTAACAAAGTTCTTTAATCTGGCCTTCGCCCTTTCATCTTCGATGTCTTCATCGATTTTATTGCAAGCATATGAGTGTTTAAACGAATGTTGACTGAACATTAGTAAAGTGCCTTTAATTTTAATTTCTTTAGAAAGTGAACCAACTTTAATGTCTTGAATGATTTATCTATTGTTTTAGAAATTTCGTTCATCTCTTCTAGCAATTTATTTAAATCATTATTTAATCTAAACATCAGTTTAAGGGCTTTCTGAAGTATCTTGCTCGTTCAATCGTAGCCAGATCTTCTAGATTTTGCGAGTCACGATTATTATCTTCAGTTGACTTATTCTTACCACCTAAAGTACCAATTAGTGTTCCAACCATTAGGAACAACATGAACGCTACAAAGGCAAAGAATCCTTTGTTAGATAGAGCGAAAACTATAAAAGCAAAAGCATAAACAGCTAACATAATAATTTTCATTTTGTTTTCCCAAAAGCTTTAACTAAGCTATCGTACGTTGATTGATTCATATAAAAACGAGGAGCTACGTACGATGTGCCGTTCAAGATAAATACATTTCTAGTTGCTTTAATGTCTAAACATTTTAATAGATAAACTAATTTATCCATCTCTGGACTATCTATCGCTTTCATAGTAGCCTCTAATTTCACTAACAAAGCCACGAATTGGGTACGGTGACGGTATCATGACATACTTTACGACCTGCAACTTAACTAAGAAACTAGTTATTACAGAATTTCTAAAGATCATTATGTCAATGTTACTTAATTCTGTAAGATCTGAGGACATCTTTGTTTGCCTTCTTTCGCTCTTCTTCTTTGCGATCAGCGCGCTCTTTGTTTTTACGAGCAATTTCTTCGAATGAGGTTTCTACTGTTTCTGTCTTTACAGGGTCTAAGATATCATCTTGTGTTTCTTCTTTTTTCTTAGCTTTCTTTGTAAAATCAACAGCGATAACTGTCATAGATCCTCCTTATGAACATTACTATATTGAATCGGGTTACTTGTAACCCTTAGGGAACATGCGCATGGGAGCCTTGATCTTAAAATCTTTAGGTAATAAGTTTAGTTTAGTGAAATTGTTTTCCAACAACATTCCATCTGACATGTCGCCTAGTTTTTTAGATAAGTCTGCTATGTCAAATTTAAGAGCGCCACCTTTCTTCTTGTAGCCCCATTTAGAGATAGAATCAGCATCAATAGAACGAACTTTAATATTGCAACCTTGTTTGGTCATAGAAACATCTTCACTATAATCTTCGTACTCAAACTTAACAATAGTCATCTTAAACATGAACTTAGTATTTGGATAATAGTCTCTGAGGACGTGAATTCGATCGTCGTTGGCTTTTTGATAAGCTTCTCTATAATTACCTGGACACGACAACATTTTCTGTGCCATATAAAAGAAACCAATAATTGCTTCATTAGGATCAATGTCGAATGCTTTTAGTTGCTTCAACAAACTAACAGAGATGGAGATATTGCCTTTCATTCGTACTCCCAGTTTGTATCCAATAGTTCTTCTTCGTCCATACCTAACAAGATACAGTCGATCAGATTATCTTGATGCCAGGTATGAAACTCAACTTGGATGGAGCCCTGGATATAAAGAACGTTGCCATCCTTAGATACGGAATGTAGATCAACTGAATTGTTCTTATTCTTGATAGGGGCAATACGGTTGACTGTGCCGTTGGTTATTCTGACCCATTCAGGAGCAAAGAAATATGGAACTCCACGTTTAGAAATCATATCTGGTTCACGCAACGGAGCTTTAACTTTCTTACCCTTCGGTATTGCTAGTTTGGCCATTTTCAACCTCAATGAAAGTCCGACTGGTCTCCTAACAGATATTCATCGGAAATTAACTTCAAAACTTTACGACCGATGTATACTTTAGTTTCTTCAGCGGGGCGAATTACAACCCCTTCACGCACCTTTTGGGTCGGGGCAAGAACAGAATTACCGACAGTCAATTCTTTAGCTTTTTTAGCATCGTATGGACCTTCATAAAGTACAGGAACCATATCAAGGCCCAAACCTTTGATGAAGCGTTTAGCAACAGCATGGTTCAAGAATGTCTTGTTGCCTTGATCATCTTCTTGGTGCACATCGAATGCAACGAGTTTCTGTACTCCAGTAGCACAACCGTAATTGTATCCTTTCTGGATACCATCACCATAGATCTCACCATAGATGAGTGTTCCAGGGAATGCTTTCATGTTCTCTTTAAGGTTGTAATTCTTAACAGCTTCAGCATAAACGTTCTTCTCGTAGTAACCTTTGTGGATCATCTTGTTCTGTAGTTGAACACGATTTGAGCCATACACGAACTCATACTTAGGTAATAAATGGAAGAATTGTAGCACTCGCTTGAAGAAAGTATCTGGTGCAGCTTTAACCCAACCACAACGGAAGTTTGTTCCGTGGATCTTCTCAGTGATGACAACTTGCTCACCTTCTTCAAAGAGTTTAGGGTAGTTCTTGAAGTTGTCTAGTCCACCGTATTCTGGGAAGTGTGGGTTCTTCTTAAGTTTCTTAACTTGTAGACCACCAGACATAGTTGCTGGAGCTTCAGGTGGTTCGTACTTAGTGATCTTAAGTTCTTCAGTGCAATCATAACCTTCCTCAGCAGGAACATTAAACTCTTCGCATGGCGCTAACATACCCTGCGACACAGCACCACGTAGCTTAATGGACTTAACACGAGACTTGTGTAATTTAACTTTAGAGTCAGGTCCAAACAACTTGGACTCTACTTCATGGGGAAGCACTGAATCAATTGGGATGTAGATAGCTAGACTTCCTACAGGGTGTGAATTCTTTCTAACTACACACTGCCAACCTGCAATATTGGCTATTTCTAAGTTTAATGCACCAGGGATTTCTGTAATTGATTCTATTTTAACAACTTTAACTGTAAACTTATTAGTCATTGCAATTTCTCCACATATTTTGATATATATTTTCTACCATAATCTAAAAATTCTGACCTCTTTACCACAATCACATTTACATAGCCACTGTGCCCTATGTTGAGCGCTCATTTTTACAAAAGAAATAATTGTAAGTCTATTAAATCTTTGACCAGTTAAGTCATCAAATCTAACACCTCTCTTACCATAATAGGTTTCTTTTGTGCTCATCATTTTCCCTTAATCAGATAATAAGTTTGCATAATAAAAGATATAGATAAAGCTGCAACCAAGACGCTCTTCATGGGGTCGCTTAGCTTAAAGAACGCTAGCATGATACAGATAACCCAGACCATAATATGAGAAATTATGTAGTTCATTTGTCCGCCGATGGTGTCATCATTCTTAATTCTGCCATTAACTGATTAACTCTATTAATTGAACTCTTAATACGATCGATTCGTTCGTTTAAAGGGATATCTGGTTCTGGTTGGTAAGAGTATTCTGGAGACTTACGAGAGTCTGTAACTGTTTCGCCATTAGCAGCCAACACTTGCGCGCATGATGTGCATGCGGTTGCCCACTTTCTTGTATCTGACGCGGAGTGCCGGAAACACACCAAGTTGGTCATGTAATCTCCTATTAACCTCAAAATAAGTATCACTGGTTTGTGGATACCCTAATAATCTCAACAACAAAAACTTAAGATCGTTATACCTATTCATTTCCAGCAATGTTTTATCAACAGTATCCATCAATAAGCCTTTGCCAATCGAGCACAGTAACGTTCGTACTCTGTTTTGTACTCTCTGTCACGTTTCTTTAAGTTGTAGCCAAGCAACATCTTTTCGTACTCCAATCTGATACGCGCTCGTTCAAGACGTTCTTCTTGTTCTTTTAAGACTTTAGCTTTCATCTCTTCTTCAAGTTGAGCCTTGGTTTTACCTCTAAACTCGTATGCATCATCGTAGTCTGGCGTAGCGTAGTAGTTGTCCTCATCCCAATAGTCAATCATGTTTCACCCGTATGGTATAACAGAAGCTGCTATCTCTAATCTGTATAGCATATTATGTAAACTATGCCACTGATGGCAATTACCTTTGTCAAATATGAGTTGCCACTTTGTCATTTTACTGATATCTACATGTCTCATAGAATATCTATCCAAAGGATACCAGTCCTTTTCGTCGTCAAACTTAATCCATGGCTTACCTATACCGATCTTCATTCCACCTTTATGTGCAGGACCGCCAGCTTCTGCTGTTACAAAGATGCGACATTCTCTTTTGCAAGAGGTAACAAACATCCAGTCGTGTTGGCCAAACCAAACATTAGGATTACTCATCGCTGAATTCTTTTAACTTAAACAGTTGAAATGGCCCAAACGAAAATGTAGTTAATGTCCAATCATCGCTTAGCACATTCACATGGCGACCGATACCATACTGATTACTGGCACTGAACCACATAGTGCTACCAATCTTAAAAGAGAACCAATGTCTTATATGACGTCGTTGTAGTAAGTCTCTGTATCGTTTAATATCGCTCATAACTTCTTTACCTTATGAATTGCTATATTGAATACTTCTTCTCTAGTTTCTTTAGAGATAGAACCAATCCAGTTCAAGAACCAAGCCAAACTATAAGCTTTGTTTGCATACTTTCTATCATCATGTAGACTCATTGTAGTCCTCCATCTCGAAGTCAATTGATATGATACGCTCACGAGGAAGATATGTCTTTTCGTCTACTTTAACGAAGTGTTGATTCTTTTCAATAAAAGAAGATGGCGATGGTTCACTAACAAAAGTACCGTACTCCGTATGCATAAATGTAGGTTTTTTTGTTAGGACATGATGTCTGCCCGTTTCATCGACGATCTTGACTTTCATCTGTTTGTACTTACGTTCTAGTTTAGGTTCTGGCTTTTGTTTTGGTGAAATACCCCAGATAAAAAAAATAACACCAACCATAACCGCAACAAAAATTAATGCACCTTCAATGTTCATCTTAAAAACCTTTCTTCAAATAAATAATTCTGATAAGCTCTATTAACTTCTTCTGTATCAAATGTCCAAGAATCTGATTCTTCTACTGGAGAGAACAGTAAATAGCCTGTAATTGGACATGGCATTAATACCATCTTATAATTGATTCTGCGTGTATTAATTTCGTATCTAACTGCAACCATCTCATCGAAATAATAATGTAAGTCGCTAACAGAATCAAAGAAATTTGATTTAGTTATTGGGTCAGGAACGTTAAATGTGACGACAGTTTCTGTATTCTCGTCATCCCATGGTCTTCTAGAAGAAATTTTATGATCAAACTTAATCATTTCTTTTTCTTTTTAGTTGTCTTCACTAAAGGTTTTTGTTTAATTTGCTTTGCTTCTAAACCTTTTAGAAGTTCTGTTACTTTAGAATCTACTAGTTTCATGTAGTTGTGGCCTGGTAGATTCATTACTTCAATTCTAAGTTCTTCAATTTTCTTAGCTAGAGCATCACAGCGAACATTGGTGTGTTTAGTGTTGTCAACCATGCTCTGAAAATTCGTGTCTTCGATATGGCGAGTCTTGACATGTAGATGATTGTAGTCTTCTTGAAAAGACCTAATCACTTTTAATAATAGATAGTTACAGAATAAAGAGATAACTGCGATTGTTAATGCTACCCAAACCATATTTAATCCTTTGTTTTCCATTGCCATGATAACCATGGTAATTCAACTATATTAAATTTACCCAACAAGAATACCAAGTTGTCCTGGTGAACATTCTTAGCGAGATACTCCTCGAGTTCTTGCTGTCTGACTGTAAGCATAGATAGCCTCAATATCATTCTCTTTGCTATTTTTCTTATCTGCAATCTTTTTACGACAATCTTGACAAACAGTTACGTTCGATTTGCTATTAAGTCGCTCTGTAACTGTCTTAGAATATTGTTTCTTACAGAAGTAACAAGTCATCATAATCCATAACCTCCAATACCTTATGTTTATTTCGGTTTGAATTTTAATGGACCGTTACGTGCTTCTCTTAGCTCTTTAATCAGATACTGAGCTTTGCGTTGACCAGCCAAACGAAGCATGTCAAGATGGGAGATGCTGGCAGGAAGGTATTCAAGTTGAACGATAGCGTATAACTCTTTCTGAACGACAATGTTATTGTAAGCATTTAAGAATGCACGATCTTCGTCTTTATCGTCGAATACTAAGCGACCGTAACCTTCAGCATTGATCACATAAACACCGTACATAGCAACTCCTTAGTCGATATTATCGAATTCGACAAGCGAACCATCGCCGTATTGATATCCTTGAAGTTCTTCCATGTCAGATTCGTTTTCAACAGTATCACCATCTAGCACCATCACTAAATCAATCATAGATTTAATGTTTTCCAAGTCTTCTTTGGTAAAGCCATATAAAGCAATGCCGTAACGGCGATCTAATTCTTCCAAGATGTCTTGTGTTTCTGGTTTCATTTCAGTCTCCGTTTTAGTAAAATCTTCTTCATAAAAATTCTTAAGTTTTGATAGGTAAGATTAGTGCCTGTACCATTGCAAGCTCTACAATTCTCATAGCATTCAATTTCCTCTTCCCAACCACAGCAACTACCGTTTTCATTGTAATTACCACAACATTCGTTGCGGAATACCTTATAGATGCCATCGCCATCACATGCCAAGCAGTTAAAAATTTCCATCTGCAACCTGCAAACAAGTTAAACCTAGAGATCGCCACATCTCAACCACTTGATTGCGATCGTCTAGAACAAAGGATACATCGTAATGGTCTCGGATATGATTGTCAAATATCTCAAGCTTCACGATGCTATCTTTACGAAAGTCATTTTCTTTACGCATAAAGAGTGGAAAACCAGCTAAACCATATTTACCTAACCAACGTTTAGTTTGTTCTCTATATTTATCACTTCGACCACTAACAAATATGACATTATGTGGATATTCAGAGATTATGTCGTACACAACCTTATTCAGCAAATCATTCTCACAGGTTGAAGCATCAAATGGATCTCTACCATTCATCAATGCCAATGTTCCATCTAAATCACAAATAATAGTCTTTGGTGTGCCTGGTTTTGCGACATAAGGTTGTTGTGCTTTAGCTGGTTTAGGCAATAAGTGTGGATAATGCTTTACAGCTTCTTTATGCATCTTACGAATTACCTGCTCACCAACAGAATTCAATCGCTTAAGATCTTGCTCTATACACTGTTCGATTGGAACTAGCAACAACGAATTGTCTTCCTCAAAGTCGCAGTGAAGGGCATCTGCTAGTTCACGCAGTCGTTTCTCATGTTTAGGGTGTAAGTTTGTATCATCTACAACCACATTCTTACCTTCACCTAAGGCAGAAGAAATTATCATGTCTCTCAGAGTTAGAATGAATTCTTCACGTTTTGGAGTATGTTTAGAGTTATGAGCCATAGCACGAAGATCATCTTTATTGACCCTCACAAAACTCTTTTCTTCAACTAGTTTTCTTGCCAAAGTGCTTTTTCCAGAACCTGGCAATCCGCGCAACATAAGTATTTTCGGCATAATCTTTTTCCCTATGAAACATCCATCTATTTATAAGATTTTCTCTTCTTAAGAGATAGATTTTTATATCGAATCTAGCCAACATCCTAAGAAATGCAGCACTTGTCTTATGGCAATTACTATAATTCTTATAGTTCATTTGCTTTCAAAGCCTTTGCAAGCACACGACCGTCATACGGCATGCCATCATAGTTAATGAATGGTTTATCTTGTTTGTTGATCTCTAGGGAGATGAAGCTATCGTAGTACTCGCCTTCTTCTACTAGGAGACGTAAGATAACTCGATCTGGTAATACTTCAAAGCTACTTACTACAAACATATGAGAGTTCATGTTCTGAATAGCTGTATCAACGCCAATCTTGCGACAGAACTCATCTTTCCAGTGAACCAATGACAGTCCTGCTGATACTTCTAGATGGAAGTAGTCGCTGGTGATCATCTCGATTGCTTCTTGGTACGTAGGTAGATCTTCCATAACAAGTGTATAACGAGTCGCTGCATGTAAAGCTGTACTTTTACGTTGCTCTTTGTTCTGCATATGTCCATGACGATCATAAACGTGAACGATTACTTGACTCATATTTACCCCTTGTCTACCCAATTTATTAGTGAAGGCGTTAGTTTAACTATGTCTTTATCTTGAAATTTAAAAAACTCTGAATTCAGTCGTACTAATACTTTCAATAAATCTATTCTTGTGGAACGTGCTCGAACGTAGTCGGTCCATTTCGTTTTGTCCATCTTGGTTTTCGCTTCTGTGTGTTCCATTTTTCAATCATCGTCTTTTGATATGCTGTTATAAGATCGGATTCATCTTTGAATAGGGAGCAATTTGGGAGCGACAGTTTGTAAGGTAACATATGAGGATTAATGTCTAGTGGTTCATGCGCTCGAAATATCGGCAGATAATCAGCACATTTGTGCACCTTGCCGTAGCGATATGTGTATTCTTCTAATAGTGCAGTAAAGTGAGACAGTAACCACTTATAATTCTCATAGTTATAAGTCACTGCTGCCGTACACGGATGATTCTTGTGTGTTGTTTTATAAGGACCATTGAGACCACGAACATTCATACTGGTGCTCAACATCTGAGCTGATTCAACGATCATCTTGACGACACGCTGATCGTCTAGATTCTTGGCAGACTCTATTGGATCCATGGATGTCACAAAGATATTCATTCGCTAACCTCGTTTACGATATCATCCCAACTAATCTCTTTAAGGTATTTAATGACTCGCTTTAAGACGACGTGAGGTTCCACCCATGGATCGTACTCTACGGTCCTTGGATCATAGTCATCACCTTGATTAACTGTTACAAACCCAAAGTTCATTACGATCTGAGAGAATCGCAGAGCAGGATTCTTCTCGGCAATGAGTGTGATGATTCTTATAAGTTTAGTATTTGCGGCGATTCTCTTATATTCTAATTCGCTCATGTGTTCTCCGTTAGCCAGACCTATGATCGGTCGGGCGTAGCAGTGTCAGTAGAGTTGCAAGCTGCCGGTGACCGCATCGATATCGCTGTCTTCGTTGGGACCGATGGCACATGCAGTAAGCGTAGGTACACCATTAAACTCAGTATGACCGGCATCCCTGATGATGTGTGCTGATAGCCCTGCCTTACATGCATCTTGATACACCTTGAGGAGTTCTGCTTCTGATGAGACCTGGACACAAACCTTCTTTGATCCGTTCATTATCCATTCTTTGATGTCAGAATCCATCTTTCCTGCCTTAACAGAATCAATTAAAACCGCATTGGATGCATGAGCACCCTGTGCGATTTCTTTTCCGCGTCTCATATGCAAATCCTTACGAATTACTATGATCTGTTTCATTTTTGACCTTATTTTTAGGTTTTCTAAGTTTTGCTTTATGTTCTTCAGATAGAATTCTATTCTTATTAGCTTGACTTATTTTTCTTTTATGCTCTTCAGAATATTTTCTACCAATTAATTTAGCTCCACGAACTTTTATTACTTTTTGTTTCTTTGGTTTATTTCTAGGTTTTAACTTACCTTTAGATTGTTCACTTATTTTTCTTTTGGCTTCATCTGTGTGTTTAAAACCTAAAGTTGTACCAGCTTTTTCTAAAATATTATACCCACATTCTTGAGTGTAAGTCTTTAATAAGTCTAACCAATACTGTTCACGAAATATTAAATTTTCAACTTCAACTTCTTCCACAATAGTGAATTCAAATTCTTGTTCACCATATAGATTCCATGCATTCTGCAGATGTGTAGAACTATGTTTGTTTTTATTTAAAAGATGTTTATGTGTGACCCATCTTGCATAAATATCAACAGAAGAACCAATATAAATTTTATTGTTTTTCTTATTAAGAATTTTATAAATACCGGATTTTGGATAAGTATACATTATTTCCTACGAAGAGGAATGTCAGTTGGTCGGTGGGAATTATACCCATTGCGGGTTCGTAGACTTAATGGACCAACTGACTAGGCGGGAAGGCGGGAGTTTATGGATCTTACTGGTTCGAGTACTTAGCTTGAAGCTCTTTAGGTAAATCGCTGAAGTTTACTTTCACTTGCTTTGTTTTTACTTTTGCAGTAGCAAGTTGAGCCAAACGCTCGTCGATGTAACCTTGAATTTCAGCGATCTCATCTGCTTCTGTTTTAGTTTTCATGAGACCACGAAGAGCTGCGATCTGTGGGTCTTGCGAACCTGTACGCGAGCCTGGATTCTTTGGAACATACTTAGTTGCACCATTCAAGCGACTGTCTTTGTTCAACCAGTTGCTTTGAAGACCGGACACATACTTCTTTAATTCTGTTTCATCTTCTAACTTAGCACGATTAGTTGCTGTATCTTTCAACTCGATCGTGCTTGCTTTGAAGCCTTCAACGAGGATAGCATTAACTTGTGCACGAAGCTCAGCTGTCATAAGCTCAGAAACATTCTGACCTTCTTCAAACTTAACTCCTGCTTGCGTAAGAACCGACTTCACTGCCGTGAAAACTGCTTCACGTTGTGTAACTTTGGTCATAAACGACCTCCCATAAAAATGAACCAACATTGGTTCGTGATTAACTAGTCTCGGATTAAATACCACCGCCGACACGTGCAAACAAACCCAATAGTCCTAACAGGATATAACCGATAGCACTATAAACGGTGTAAGCTAAACACAACCCAACACCAAACTTAAAGCCATCCATAATAGTTAATTTCATACTATTTCCTTCAACACTTTTGCTAATGTTTTTGAACTTACCCCAGCTTTTGTTAAGATATCAATAATATCTTTTACTTGAGACACTTTAGAAGGTCTTCCTTGTTTAGATTTAACTTTTTTACCATTAGATACAGGTTGCACCTTAGTTGTGCTTTTCTTTTTAAAAGAACGCTGACGCAAAGAGGCTCCGCTTGGACTATTTAACGTTGTTGCGGCCAATACAGCATTATGGTAAGGTTTTCCAGTAGGAGCCCTATACTGGGTTTCTGTTTCAATGTAGGCAGCAATTTGAGGCCACGTTAACCCTTTACTTTTTAAGTTTACACACAAATCAATAACTTCTTGTTGCATATTTTCTCCTTTATGTTAAAACATTCCACAATAAACCTAAACTAATTATCACCAACAAATCGACACCAATAATCATTTGTCACCTTTAAATTCTTCTAAACTTTTGTCTGCTTTGTTGCCATTGCATTTGTGACAAGCCACTACAAAGTTAGCTGGATCAAATTCTGCTCCACCTTTACTGAGTGGAACCACATGATCGATAGTAGCCTGCTCATTCTTAGGAATAGATTTGTTGCGCTTAAAGATATGATCTTTAGTCTTACATGGCATCCTTGGCGCATCAGACTTTAGAGACACATTACAATAATGACAACTCAATACTGTAAACTGAGCCAGATACTGATCTCTAAATTTTAACCATCTAGCTTTCTCAATAGTTGACTTCTTTGGTGTCTTTGGTGCTGGATTCTTATCATATTCAGCTTCAAAGAAGAGCAAAAGTTCTTTTAGAGACTTATATTCGAAATGTAGTTCAGTTATGTCTGATAGTTTTGTTCTTATCAGATCCATCAGTATGCTTAGTTTCTTCTTGCTGATGTCCTGCATCTCTACACCTCAACGCAAAGTAAATTACAAAACCAAACAAAATTAACATCGGGATATAATAAAACCATATCTGCAATGCGATAATTATCTTATCTAAGGTTGACATTTACATTTGTTTCTTATAAAAAGAATCAGCTTGACGAACTAGGAATCGTAGTTGTGTTTCTCTAAATGGTTGCATCTTATTTAGATTAACAATATCTCGTGCAAACAGCTTACGAACTAGATCATAGTTAAAACTAGATGTTCCGTACTTAGCAAGTTCATCCATCAATTCTTTACTAGCTGCTGCATCTACTTTATGATTGAAGAACCAAACAATGTTCTTACATAGAGAAAGATCTCTATTAGAACTAAACCAATTCTTTAACTTAATTAACCACTTCATAAGAACCTCTTATAACTCACGACCTTCAGCGCGCTCGTAAACAGGCTTAGAATCGTCTGATAGTTGTTCTAACTGAGCAATGCTTAAAGGAGCATAGATGGTTCTAATGCCTGACTGCAAGATAGTTAACTTAGGATATTTACCGTTCTGACGAAAGTATGATGCAACATCGCACTTCAACATGTCGGTGCGCCAGTAACCATACAAAGAACCTTCTTCATCTTGCATAAAGAATCGCGGTACATTAGACATATCATATTCCTCCTATCACTTATTCGAATCGGTGGATTTCGTGAGGAACATGAAAGAACGGTGAATGTTGAATGCGCACAAACCAATTGCCAGTATACTGACTAGTAAACCAGTATTGTTATCGGTTCGATAGTGAATAACAGCTGATCCAACATTTAATGGCAACAATACCACAAACAAAATAAGAAAAACAGCGTGAAAAGTTTTCATCATTCATCCTTTATTACATTTAAACTTATTAACACAAACAACATCTTTAGTTGACATTTAGTTTTAATGGGCTCTCCATTACCAATAGAACCATATTTTTTAGTAAAACGTATCCATTTATATAGTTCAGGCCACGTCACTGTTCTCATTGTAGAGCCAAGATAACGATAATGATTACATAGTGAGTTAAATGATGAACCATCTGATCTAGACCAAGACACCACCAAAACAATTTATTACCGCGCAAATCTTTAATGCCGGCGTTTTTATAAGCTTCTAATGTTTCAGGTTCTAATTCGTGTGGTAAAGGTTTACCGTCAATTGCACCTAATCCGTGAGACATATTCTTTGCCATATTATATTGACCAGGAGATAGAGACTTATATCTCCCTAAGAGTTTAGGGCTTGCTTTTATTCGATCCATGATAAAGTGAATTATCATGTCAAACAGCGCTAAACCTAACCCAATCAGTGGAGTTGTAAATAAACTAGCAATAATAAAGGTTGCAACACCATGAACACTTACGTGAGCTAAGAGTGGTGTTACCCAACTTTTTGGTTTAAACTTCCCCAACATGTATTCATTTTGCAGAGGGTAGTCGCAAATAAAGTGCTTTATCTGATAAGTAACTAAAAGTCCAATTAGTAGCATACTACCTCCGACTCAATTTATATTTCCATTTGCATCTACAGAAAATCTACAGTTAGATCCATCTGTCGTTATGTAATTACCTTGCGTAAGAACCGATAGTCTTGTGTTTTGTCCATTTGCATTTGCACTAAAAGAAGCGATGAGGGTTTTATCAGGTAAACGTAGGAGAACTTCGTCGTATATTCCTGCTGCATCACCGCACGGGTCAATGATCTCTATGTCTAATGGAACACCACTTGCACCTTGTGGGCCTGTTTGTCCAACTTCACCATTACATATTTCAAATGCTTGCGGTACACCATTAGTTAGTAGAACAACTTGAGTACCGCCATTAGAACATGTAATAGATTGTGTCACTACAACTTGTAACGTAGGCGACACACCATCTTGTCCATTTAATCCATCTTTGCCATCTTTGCCATCTATTCCGTTAGCTCCATTGGAGCCATCTTTTCCATTTTTACCGTTCGTACCATTAGTTCCGTTTGCACCATCAGAACCATTCTGACCATCTGTTCCTGGAAGACCATCTTTGCCATTTTGGCCACAAGCCATTAAACTAATTAATAGTGCTGACAAGATTAACTTCTTCATACTAACAATCCTTAAGATTATTTAATTCCAGATATCTTGATCTCGGTATACTCTTTCTTAACAGTCAGTTGAAAAGACCATCCACGTAAATCGAGCTGAGGTTGTTCTGAAAAGAATCTGCCATGTTGAGCTTTTGAGGTAATGAATTCAAAGTCTTTTGGATATTTTTCCAGCAAATTTAATTCAAAATCAGGTTCATCAATTCGTTTACCATCTAATATTGCTAACATTTCAGTTAGACTTCTGTGTTCGTTTTTAATAGTCATGATAATAAAGTCAAAACCAAGCATAACATCCATATTCAACCTCGTGTTATAATAACTACATGGAAACACTCGTATTTAGCCCATTAGGGCAATGGACATTACTAGAGAAGAACGCTGAGAATGATCGTCCACTCGATGACGACTATCTTTCGTATCGTTCTCTCAAAGTACAAGGTCAATTACCAGTAGATCATGGTACTAAGGGACAACTGCATGGAGTTCCATCTCGCAGTCAGAAACAAACTTCAGACAACAAGATGAAAGCTAAAGTTCCTACTCCAAACTCTAGTCAATTTGCAGACAAGAATCCTGGTCTCGAAGAGAGAACCAAGAAGTCTTAATCACTTCTTCTTAGATTTACTTTTCTTTTCTAATTTCTTCTTCTCTTTTTCAGCTTTGATAGCTTCTATCTGTTCTGGTGTTTTCTTCTTCCAGATCATAACTGGTTTGTAATAAATAAGTAAACCAATAGCACCAGGTAAACCAGCTGGTCCAAGTAGCAAAGCTAACGCAAAATCTGCTGTTGTTATTTCATCATTTAACTTTGCAAAGATAATTGCATTTAGACCACCAAAGATAGCCCAACTCATTATGAGTATAGATAAAGCCACATTGTAATCAAACAAGTTTAAAGTCATGGTGTTCCCTCGCATTTGTGAGGATTGTTATATCTTTATGCCAGATCGTGTAACTACCGTTATAGCAAGTCTCAATTAAGACCTCACATCCAACTCCGTATATTTCACAACCAGTAAAAGAATAAACTTCTCTTGTTAAAGTAGCAGGTCTCTTTGACCATACTTTTGTGCCGGTGTTCTTTTCAACTAGATCCATCTGCGATTTTTTATATAGACCAGATTTCATTTTCACCTCACATTACTACTTATGATCGGGTATTACCAAAGCTTAGCCTCAAACGATACACCAATACGTTTTTCAATATAAGTTTCACCATAGTTATCTTCTGCAAAGAATGTAGCACGAGCAGGAATACTATGAAAGTCTTTGAAGAAGAACAATTTTAAATACCCTGAATTTGGCGCAATTCGAGCATTACTCTCCGTTTGAGCATAAGCACCAACTCCGCTCGTATCACGAACATTTAACGTCGTATCAATCCATAATCGATAGATAGGCTTATCTTGAGATAGAGAATACATTGGAGCAAATCCAACTTTACCTTCACCAGCAAAAGCTGTAATAGGCAATAGCAAAGCCAATAATAAACTTCTCATTGTTTCTCCCTATCATCTCGTTTAGATAAACCGTGCTGAGTCTTTTCCCACTTATGGGGATTTTTAATATACTGATACAGAGCACGATACGCAGCGATTGAATGCAATAACCAATAAATCGGTAACGTTAAACATAGTAATGCACGCTTCTTGTGACCTCGAGCCCAGAACGCAATAGCAGGCAACAAGATGCACGTTCCATTACCCACTACGAACGATAATATTCCTAACTTATAATAGAATAATGTCGGAAAGAACGTACTAACATCGTGACCAGTTACCCACAAGCCAAACACACTTAGCATAAACACATTTATCAAGGCAACCAACGGAGTTCCTAATACAAATAGGTGCCATGTTAGTAGACCTCGCCAGTTCTTAGGTGAACTAACAGTAGCCCAAGTGTACATGTATCCCATACTCCACCTAGTTCTCTGCTTGATCCAGTTCCACGGCTGACAACATGCTTCTTCCCAGGTAGTAGAATTAAGTACTCCAACTTTCATATTGTTCTTGTACATGCGTAGACCAAGTTCACAGTCTTCGGTAACATTGAACGAATCCCACCCACCAACATCACGCAACGATTGGATACGAAAGTGATTAGATGTTCCTCCTAATGGGATAGGAGCTTCGATTGTTGCTAACCCCAATATGAGATTGTCGAACCAGAACGAATACTCCATAGTAAACATGCGACTAAGCCAGTTCTCTTTGAAGTTCTTATAGTTTAATGCAGCTTGATAGCAATGTATCTGAGGATTGCGGTCGAAGCATGTGACAGCTTTCAACAGCTGATCTATCTCTGGTTCATCTTCGGCATCGTAGACGACAACATACCCATCGTTATCTTTGATCTGTTCTAGAGCGTAATTCATTGCTCGGGGTTTAGTCTTCGGACCTGGGTAGTATTCTGGAACTATCATTACATGGACTTTTAAATCATCGAATCTACCTGTAATTTGTTTAGCAGCTTCAATTGTATTTAAATCATCTGGCTCTAGTAGAAGACAAACATGTAGCAAATCGCGAGGATATTGAATCTTGTTTAGGTTGTTGACTAACTGCTCAACCATCTGTGATTCTTTGTACATTGGACAAAGCAGATAGTATCGCTTATTTGGTGTATGCAAACGAACTGTTACTTTACCCATAGCATATGAGGACAACCATAGGAACATCCACATGATTGCTCTAAAGAAATAGTATGTATGAAATACAGCTAAGATTACAGCAATCACAATGATACCTCTAATATATTCGATATCTTATTGTACTTAACATAGTGTCGGATGGGCGTAGCAGTGTCAGCTACGCAAGCTGATATTGTGTCAACTTATGGAATATTCTTAAGGATAGCGTCAGCGTCTGCTTGTGTATAACCAGAGTTTAGTATAGCTTTCTCAATGAGATCGCGTGCACCAGTTCCAAAGCGACGATTCTTTCTGAGATGAGCATACCGTGGATCTGCTAAAACTTCACTGCAGATTGCTTGACCATGAATATAGGTACCATGCCAAGGTTTATGACCTTTAGCAGTTAACTCTTCTGCTACCTTATTCCATCCACCTTTAATACCTTTAGAATATAAAGATGCCGCTTCGTCAATTGTTGATTGATCAAACATATTCGCTCCTTATTAATAGGGATTTAAACTCACACAAAGTTAATATCGGGTTAATTATTTACTACTCGTAATTAAACCTAAGATGATCCAGCCAACAACCCACTTCCAACTAGATCCAATACATAAGGCAATCAACGCAAATATGAAGAACATACCAACCTCTTCTGAATAAACTCTTTCCATTGCTCACAATCAGGTCCATGAGCAGCTCTAATCATAGAATAGTGACAAGTCAATAAATAGAAAGCATCTTTGTCATTATCTAATGCTAATAGATAAGCATCAGCCATTGGACCGGGAACTTCCACATTCAGATCAGCAACATCTTTGAGCATCTTGTCTGCAAGGATAGTAATTATGGTTGGCCATAGATTGTCATATGTTGATCCGCGTGGCTTAAACATATTCATTGACCAATCTTATTAGCTAAAGCTTTGATTTCTTTAATCTCAAGCTTATAATCTTCTTTAAGTTTCTGCTCTACATCTGGATCTTTAATCTCATCATTCAAATATTCAATCCTATCTTTAAGAACAGAAGCGAGGAGTTCTATGTCGTCATTAGTTAGATCGATCTTGTTACTGCTTACTTTTCTTGGCATTTAGACCTCAGATCATGAATGGTAAACGTCGGTTGCGACTCTTATGATAACGACACAACCACAAACATTCTCTGACCCATTGTCTGTTCCATGCGCTTCTATCTTCTTTGTACTTGTTGAGAACTATATTTAGATTGTGATTCGCTTCTTTAAGATTGTTAGCAGGTAAATAAAGATTTGCCATCTAAACCTCCCAATTATTTCCAATCAATAATCTTCTTGCGAGCTAGAGTACCTAAGTAAACATCACCGCGAACAGGTTTATATTCGGTAACACGCATCTTAAGTAAGAACATCTCCAATGCATGAAGTTTCTTCATGAAGATCCACAAACTATCTATTTGATCTTTATTCACCGTACATTTGACTCATTTGAAATGCTTTTTCGGCACACTCTAACTTAACCTTAGAAAAGATCTCATCATTAAACTCTGGATGGTTGGATTCCGCAATTGCTTTTAGCGATTGATACTTAAACCAATTTTGGTTTTCTACTGTTGGATCTGATTCAAACTTATCTGCAGCTGCTTTCAGTGCATGCGGCACAGGAATATTGAGTGCTGTCCAAAAAGCTAGAGCATTTTTCATATCTTGTTTCGTAATAACAATCTCATCATGAAAAAGATCTTTCATGTTAACTCCTTTTAGTTAAAACTAGGATCGAATCCATAGTTTTCAATTGGATGATCACAGTCACTGTTCAAGCTAACGATATAATCATCTTCAGATTTGATAACTTTTTGTAACTCTTTTAATACCGAGTTGCGAGCAAACTCGTCACCGTTGATACCCCAATTTTCACCAGCATGGCCATGTAATTGCTCATATTGATCATCGGTCAGGAACACTGTGATCGTAATTGTTTTACTCATATCAGTACCTCCTACCACTTATTAGTGTCGGATTAAATTCTTTTATGATCGTAGTTACTGCCTAGCCATTTATTAGCTGAATCACGATCGATATTCATAATCATCAAAGCTTTTAAAAAGCTCATCAAGTTTCGATCACATCGCCAACCATTTTTATCAGTTACTTTTGACATTGTTAGCTGTTACCTCGTCTATGGCGAGTATCATATTGAACGTGTCTATCCGTAAACCACTGTCTAATATCCTCATGCAATACACCATCTTCAACAAGACTAGAAAGTCGCAGCAACCATAATAATTTTACTAGCTTATATGAGTTGTCTGTATCATGTTTAATCATTGTGGCTCCGCTAGTACGTTCTCCATTAGATAATCTGTATAGGCTTCTAACACAGATGATTCAACTTCCGTATGGTGAAATGCCAACCTAGTTCCTATAGGAGAGTTGGTGTCGTAATACTCTATTGTATTTTTTTCTTTTAACTAACTTCATCTGATGAGTTCTATTATCTGAAGTTTCATAAACCAGACTGACTATCATCTCATCAAAGAAATAATCTAATCTTTTACCCTTAGGAAGGGTAAAACAAAAGTCTGGCTCTCTATTTGGTCTAGCTAATGGCAACTTAATCATATAGATATAAGACCTCAATTAACGGTGTAATCGATTTTAGCCTTGGATAAAAACTCTCTGTGCAACTCATGAAACCGACTGAGCCACTGTTCATATACTTCTTTTTTCTCGGATTTATTTTTAGCGGCATAATACAACTTTTCTAGTCTGTCTAACTCTTTATCTTTGAGAGATTCAGGTGGCTTACTGGAGTATTTCTTAATATTTTTTAATAGTTTATTTAGAAATTTCGAGACCATCTTTCATCCCTCTTTGATAACCAGTCAAACTATTAAGAACCAATAATCCTAAACCTAGAAGATATACTGAAGTTGGTGCGTACAAATACATTATTGAACTAACTGCAACGAATGTTATAAAGTCAATAAAATTAAGCATATGTTTCTCACTTGTTTTGTTCGTTGTTGTTATTTAATGGCCATAGAAACATATAAACCTCTATTCATTATCTTTTAAGATTTCGAATTTGTATGGAAAATATGTTGACAATTTATTGTTGTCATTCATAACTTGATAAAACTTATTGCCAAACTCATTTGTCTGGATACTGACTACATCGTATACTTTACCGACAGTTAATGATTGCAAAGAATCTTTACTTATACATTTAACTTTCATAGTCACCTGAACAATCAATTAATTTCATTAGAACATAAAATCGGGATTGTTTCTTACAGCTATTCTAACTTTATCTATCACCGTATCATTGTCTTTTGTATAGACAAATACTGTAATGTCTTGGCCAAAAGCATCTTCATGGTCGAAGATTCTTTCATATCCATCTTGGATTTTATTTTTAGCATTTCGTTTCCATTTGCTGCTCGCACAGATGCTACTATAGGTTCTTGGATCATCATCTTGATTAGCATAAGCATCGTATACTGATTTATTAGCCTTTAATATGGCAGTAAAATATTTCTTACAATCAGACGATGTTATTGTCATCGTGCTACCTCACAATCTCAGTCAACAATCACTAATCTTATTGTGTCTTTAAGGTCGGATGGAACATTGAGGCAGCTGTCAGTCACCACATAGCAATTATGATAACTAGCTAAACCCATCATCTCGCAAACAGGTTCTAGTAATGTTCCACCGCCACCATATCTAGACAACAAAGCATAAGCAACCTCATTTTCCTTAGCGTGAGCAGAAGAAATAAACTTTACTAGTTCACTGTCAAATAGAACTACATCAACAGTCGATACACGATTCAGATTCCTGAGTGTTTCCATAGCCTTTGTTCTGAGCTTAATATTCTTGCAAGAGCCAGATACATCGATAGCTAATAGAATAGACATTCAATCTCCTTTGATGTCTTCCCAGTAACGTTGCGCTGTAAAATAACGTTCGTAGCACCATCGATCTGACCAGTAATAGATTGATTCGGCGAACAGTTTCAACTTGGATTCTAAGTCTCGAGAACCAAACGATTCACCGTTAGCATAGTAGTCGCAAGCACTCTCATAGTCCTCAGGAGTTGGATCTGGGTATAGTTTATCTAGCTGAGAGAACAGTTCTTTAACCATCAAGTCAACGTTGCGACCATCGTTGAGACCTTCATAGATAGCCATTGATAGATCAAATAGTCTACTCACAGTTACCTCATTTCTTATATAGTCGATCGATGACGACTTGCATGCGTTGGCGACCAACCGGATTAGATGTGACCAGAATAATCTCACCAGGTAATAAGTTCGGGTTCTGCTCCAGGAATAGCATCACATCATAGCCGGTCTTCTCGACTCCGTCTACATAGGATGCTAGGTCATGGTCCAAGAACAGCTCATCCCAAGGACCCATGGTCTCGAGGGCTTTGATGCCGTCAGAGTAGTTGCGACATAGAACAGAGCAATGACTAAGCTCGCGACAGTCATCGATTCCTAGTCTACGTTTCATAGTTCACCTCAAAGTCATGGACATTTTAGGAATTTAATAGTAGCATAGATAAAAGCACCCAGCACGAATATTATTCCTACACTTCCAACAATCGCGAATGTCCAATCAATAAGTAAACTAGGTGTCATACCTTACCTCATAACTTAAAAGCAGATTTAAGATAGTCAGCCATTCCGCCACTCATACCAGATAGAACGTCTTTGACGCCTTGGCGACTAACTTCTCGATTTGCTAAACTTCTGACGCTGAAGGTCGATTGGTTGATGGCCACGTTCTCCACACCAGGTGAATCCTCATGGACTCGGACCTGAAACGGCCAGTTCTTAGCTGCGAAGTGATACTTAGTATAGTGACTACGATCCAGCCAGTAAGAGTATTTCCCAGCTAGAGTAATAGTCTCAACCACAGCTATTTTCTCATCCGGATGAGCAATCTTGGTCTTAAGAACTCGACTCTCATAGCCGTTAGGATAACGAACTTTGATGGACTTGCCTTTGCCGAAAGTAACTACAACGGCTACATCTAAATCATAAGAGTTCTGAACGTAGACCTTATCACCGTTCTTAAACTTATATTCACATTCTGCAACTCGATTATCCATACCATTACTCCTAAAAAATAGCTTATTTCTTATTCTTCTTTCCACACCACGGACAGAAACGAAATACAGTGCTACCACCAGCTAAGATGCCGGTCTTCACTATAAATGACATCTGACCTTTTTCATCTACTCTTATAGTCGGATCATCACCAAGAGTTTTGGCATGCAGTTCTTTACAGCAGAAGGCTTTCTTATGCATGGCTACCTCCAATCAATTTCACTTACGTAAATCCCTACCTTCGGGCTATCTTAAAAAGAAATATCAATACTATTCTTAATCACTCAAATACATACCTAGAACTCATTAAGATCAATTCTAAGGAGACAAGTTCTAATGCTTGTATGTATCCTAGGGAGGGATATATTCGGTCCAGGACACTTATTCTAAGTTGCAGATATTGCTAGGCCCACTCTGACCATTGTTGGGGCTGGGGCAACGCCCACGGCGAGGTTTCGTCTCTTTCCCTAGGGTCTTTTTGTATAATCTATGTATGAAGACTTGTGCTAGATGTAAAATTGATAAGCCCTGTACTGAATTCCATAAGAATAAACGTTCTAAGGATTCTCTTAATAGTTATTGTCGGTCCTGCTCATCTGAAAAGGTTAAAACTTGGGCTAGAAATAATCCCATTAAAAAGTTAGCAGCCAAGAAGCCTTATCTTATCCATCGTAAAGAACATTGTGAGCTTTGTGGTTTTATCCCAGTTCATAGATGTCAGTTGGACGTTGACCATATTGATGGCAACCACAGCAACAACGATGAGTCCAACCTACAGACCTTGTGCGCTAACTGTCATCGGTTAAAAAGCTGGAATGAACGTCAATCTTAAGATCTCAGCTGTCTGAGAATTTCTTTTAGGATTAATACTTCCGGGGAATCTGGTTGGGCTACTTCTTGTTCGTTGTGTAGGGCGAGTCGGTCTTCGATGACCTTGTCTAGAACTTCGGTCTGCTTGGTGTTGAGATATAGGATAGTCTGCATTGGTAGTATCCTCCGTATGTGTATGGCTAGGGTCGGGGCGCTGTGCGTAGCAGTGTCAGTTGTCGGATGGGATTGGCGTGTCTCACTAGAAATCGGAACAGAACTTTTCTTTAGCTGAGTTCTTTAATAAGAATAGAGTGGTAACGCTCGTATAGCTCATCAGCTTCATCCTCAGACAATTCATCCCCAGACAATTCATCAAGAACATCATCAAACCCTTGGGCAATGATTTCTTCTATTTCTTCTGCTATCGAAAAAACGATTTCTTTAATTTGTTTATCACTAATCTTACTCATATTGAATTCCTTTTTGTTGGTTGGCGAACTATTGTCGTCTCGGTTTCGTTTCATATTGGTCAGTAGGTAGTATAGCTCAATCTGTTCCCTATCTTTAAGATGGAGGAAGCGGTTGAGCAAGTGGATGAAGTAGCGAATAGTCATCGAGCTGCCTTGATGCCTTCGCTGGCTGGGTCAGAGTGCTGAAACTCAGCTACTTGAAACACAGGCGTCAGTCTAGTGTCTGTCAGCACTTCATATAGGTCGATCAGGTCTCTGTCTGTCCACTTGCTGTAGTTAGGCGAACAGTTGCTGTCTGCGATCGCAGCTGCTATCTCATCAGGGTGAGCGTCCATCCACATCTCAGTTAGCTCACGGATGATTTGTGCTCTAGTGATATGTCTCATGATTCCTCCTGCTCGTTGGTAGATTCGGACAGCTCGTTGCACTTCTTGATGGCCGACTTAGCGACGTCGTTCCACTCGCCGTACAGCTCTCTGTTTCGTACTGCTAGTTTCAGCTGCTCACTTATCAGTGCTAATTCTTCGAGAGTAAACATATCAGCTCCTTATTCTGGTTCTGCATCAGACAGGACAACTTCGTCACCGTAGTCCTCGGTCGAGACCAGCGGCAGTCCGTCTGGGAACACTATCTTTGCATTCGGGTCAGAGAGTTTCAGTATGTCGATTAGTTCTTTGACAGTCATAGTGCCTCCGTTGTAGTGGTATAGCTATATAGTCTCGGCCATCCGGCGTAGCAGTGTCAGTTAGCTGAAACGGGTCGAGCCCGGCTTTGCGCCAGGCTCTTTGTGGTGGGCTTATCTTAGTGGGTCTGATTACTGGTTGCTGTACTTAGCTTGCAACTCAGCTGGAAGGTCTTCGAAGTTCACTTTCACTGTCTTCGCTTTGACTGGCTTAGCTGCTTTCAACTCGTTAGTTCGGTTAGCGATATGTTGCTCAATCTCAGCGATAGCCTCTGCGTCAGCGTTGTTCATAGTGAGCTGAGTCTTGAGAGCTTTGAGCGCTTTCAGTTGGTCGTCGCTGCTGCCGAAGCGTGAGCCAGGGTTCTTAGCTTGGTACTTGTCGCCACCGTTCAGACGCTTATCCTTGCTGATGTGGTTAGTAATCAAGCCAGGCACGTAGCTCTTGATGTACTTCTCGTCGCGTTGGCCGTCGATAGCAACCATTCCAGCTAGGAAGGATTGGATCAGGACCTCTTTAACTTGCGCGCGTAGCTCGCTCGTCAACACTTCGCGTACATCGTTACCGTCTTCGAACTTGATGCCGTTCTCGTCGAGGATCGTTGTTACCGCTTGGTAAACCGCTTCCTTTTGAGTCATAGTCGAAGTAGCCGTAGTATTTGTAGTCATAGAACCTCCTAAAACGTTGTTGTTACTAACACTCACTGACAAACTAGATTCGAATCGGATCCAGAACTCTGAGCAACCGTTCGTCGCTCACATAACTATATAGACTCGGGTCCGTGCTCGGGCGTAGCAGTGTCACCCGACTAGCGGGCAGCACTAGGTATCTCAGCTGAGGTAATAAGGACCGTAGTTGACGATGATGTAGTCGCACTCTTCATCCGACCACGAGTCAACCCATTCCACGGGGATCATGTCTTGCTGACCAGCGGCGATCATGTTAGCGATGATCAGCTTGACTAGTTGTTTCTTATCCATGTGATTCTCCTTAGTTGGTTGAGAGTCATGGCATACTAGTTTCGGGACTAATCAATCAGCTGGATACTCAGCATCATCCAACCAACCGTTCACGACCGTAGCCGCGAAGCATACTAAGGCGAAGATCCCTAACCCAACCAAGATCCAATCGTGTGAGTAAACTACCATATCAATTCTCCTTATCTATAGAGGAATACTATGCAGAACACTAGAACCAGAATCCCAACCAACGTTCCTATCGGGTCGAACTCATCTCGCTTCATACAACCTCCTTCGTAGCGTACATCCTAGTATAGGTCGGATACATGTCAGCGAACGAAGCGATCGTCTCATCCACACTCAGACCATCGCGGTAGCACTCAGCCCAGTTGAACTTAGGAAGACCGTGGATTCCAAGACCGTAGACATCCCAGCACTTAGATTCCAATCGCTCGAACCAAAGACTCATCGGTGTTCTCATAAGGACCTCCAAGTTAATCTTTCGCCTAGTGCTATGCTCGGTTTCAAACCCTAGGACCACGATTGATCTAGACACAGCCCACTAGCCTCGGCTTATCAAGGGAACCCCTATTTGCTAACCGGTACTCCCCGCGTCCGCTTTCTGTAGATATTATTTTTTAAATAAAAACATAAGGGATCCCTTATGTTAAACTTATGGAATTAAATTCATATTTTTTAATTTTTCTGGTTCTACTGTTTCAATCCAACTTTTTAAATTATGACAATTATGACATAATGTTTGCAAATTATCAACATTATTATTTTTTCTATTTTTATCTATATGATCAACTGTTAGTTGACAATTATTTTCTGGTATAAATCCACAGCGTCTACACTTACTATCTCTATACTTTAAATAGGGTCTCTTCTTCAGTGATCCTCTAAATCTGTGTTTTTCTTTATTTTTACAATCTTCTAACCATTTCATTCGTGTAATATTCCCACATTCTTTTACACAAGCTTTACATCTATTGGCCAAACCATCTTTAGAATTTGGGTGTTTATAAAATTCATATTCATTTTTTTCAATCGAGCACACATTACATTTTTTCATAAGCATAATTATACCCATTTATGCCCCGGCCACCCTTACAACCAATAGGCTCACTAGGTACCGGGTACTCTTCGTATAAATACATATATGAAGTTTTCACGAGGGCTCACGCTATGACAAAATGTAAATCAAAATTCGATTTTATAGGTGATTTGTTGCCGCACAATCAGCCATCTACATGTTTATTGAAATTACTATTAAAAATGAACATTATTAAAACAATTGGTCAATATTACTTCACACAACCAAGTATTAGCACGGGTTCTCCACAAAGTCAAATTGTTATCAACTATGAAATTTAAACAATGATTCAAACAAAAAGCACCACCATCGCACTGCGAGAGATGCATATTCGTCAACGCGCGATCAATCTCGCACAGTTGCTGCTATGGTTAGGTGTGCGACACACAGAACCTAGCGAGACCGGTGAATGGTTCGACGGCTATGTTGAACGGTGGATCACACGATGAGGCACAAATGAGAATCAATAGACGAAGCTACAATACCAACCGCAGAGGCAATAAACTAGGCTATAGCGAATACAAAATCAACATGGACCATCACGGTCAATTCTCTGGCTGCATCGAATTCCATAGCTCCTGGGAACGTATCCTCGACAGAGGCTTCGGCTCGTTGGTCTCGACTGAGATCAGGGATTTTACATACTGATGAAAAATCTTCGCGACCAGGAACATAGTTGCCATGCTTTAGTACTCATACTTCGCTACATGGAGATTAGAAGTTCATACTTTAACTACATACAGTGGAGAAGAGCCGTAACATGGCTTGATCTCTCCGATGGATAAGTTCTCCACCATCTTCAAGCTACTTACTATTCTCTACCAGATGGACATCTACAAAAACCTTCCAGAATTCATGCAGCTCAGACATGAGTACGAACGGTGGGTAGAATACACCGTGAGGAACTCAACATGTCAGACGAACAATCATACAGACCAATAAGATACGTAGGTGGCTTGCTGTATCTCTTGTCGCTGCTCAAGGCATCGCAGGAGTTCCACGACATTCTGCCGTCTGGTCGAATTCCGCTGTTTGCTCACTATGCGAACAGCTTGAAAGAAAAAGCCGATGCGCAAAAAGGTTAACGGCTTGTTCAGTCTTTTATTTGTGCTTGATAAGTTCGAGGTCTCTTACGAACATACTTACATGCACATGATATATGACTACAAGAAACGTTGGCACGATTTTAATAACAAGTACAAGGTCGAACGCTATGACTAAGAAATCACATACTCAGATAGCTATGGACTTTTTCACTCTGATCCGTAGGTTCGAACTTCTCGACCGGCCACGTCGAGTCGAAGCATTCAGTCATCTATTAGATAAAGCAAAAATATTAGACGACAACTTCTGAGGTTAGCTTGGGTATCAACCACTTCGAAACTTACCTAGAATATCATGGGGCATTGGAAGACCTGTTCTTCCGGTTCTTCGACAAGCTCAACATCAAGCACAACTACGAGTTGATCTCCATCCCTTGGACTGAGTACGTGAATCGTCTTCGAACAGACAGTGAGGAAGACTATGAGTTTAAATGATGAAAGAAAAGTTATTTATATAAGGTATCATCATTTGCTATTTACACTACACAGACTTCGAGCTGTAAGTATCAATGCTGAAATCTGTCACGATATGTGCATACATAGATCTGGGCATTTCAGATGGTAAGATATACATTTGAAACACTTGAGCCGTTAAGTTACGACGACAAAACAGCTATGTTAGATTTGTTCTGGCTTCTGATTAATCTTGAAGCAACATCGGTAGTTGACATATCTGTTGGCAGCGAGAAAGTAGAGATCTGGTATGTATAACATCGGTGAGCAGTATAGAAAATGCCAGGCTCCGCTTTGCGACCTGATCGAATTACTTTGGGCTCTCAACATTCGCGATCACGACTTCGACGTTAATGACAATACTTGGGAAGATTACATACTAACTGTTGGTCACATCGATAAAGATATGTGGGATCAGCATATCAAGCATGTGATCGACTCTCTAAGAGCGTGGAACAGAACATGATACTCTGGAAACTTTATCTGTTGCGTTTGTTAGGTGAAACAGAATGTATAAAAGAAAAAACTCGACATGTTAGTGCTACTAAAATTGTTAACTCTGCAACCTACAGCTACTCGAATCTATTTAATATTTTAGTTAAGTTTGAGATCATAGATGAGACGACAGCAATAGATTTTGAGTTTGCAGATTATTATTTAGAATAATAGGCCCTTTTTGGGTTTGGAGAAGGAAGCAAGTGGATATTGAACAAGCGATGGCGATGTATGACTTGCTGTATGTACTCGACTTACTAAAGGTGAATGACAAGTATAGGATGCACTATGACTGCAAGCCGTACGCGAACAACCCTGACATGTACGATCTGATTCTATGGTACTCGAGGTAACGATGATAATTCCACACGAACACTCACATCTCTATCCGCTACTTAAGTTTCTTTCTACATTAAAAGTAGCAAAGATAAAGTCTGCGTTCGGTGCCTATAAGCAGTACGGTGTTCACACCAACAAAGCTTATCTCATGGGTGAACTTCCAGAGATGGAGAAACCTTACGCTAACTGCATGGTGGTGATCTTTGAATAAGTACATGTTCATCAGCGAAAACAGCAAGAACGCATGTGTCGAACTTTCTAAGTTTCTTCGACGTTTGGAAATTTGTCGTCCAGCTTTCTTCTGGAGAGCGAACGTAACTGCAGTAATTGATGCAAAACAAAAACCTCACTACCGTGGTAACTGGATTGTGTCTTGGCCAAGATGAACAGGCAAGTACAATACAGATTAGGTTATCTACTTATGCAGCTTGGCATCTCACAGGCTTTGTTTTATTCTATTTGGCTGATGTCTTTTGGAACGACAGATTGGTATGATTATAGTAAGAATGATAGTGATAAAGTTCAATGACTTAGTAAAAAGTTAGCTAAGTTACTAAGTTAGATTAAAATGTCAAATAGCCCCTCTTAGCTCAAAAAAGAAATCTTAGTATAATAAAGCCCGCGCCATCAAAACAAGGAGAAAACATGAAGGTTGCTTTTACATTGCTTGCGTTAGGTTTGGTCAGTTGTGTTAGTGTACGTAGCGTCAGCGACGTTAACGTTCATCGTGAGTATCAGTTAGTTGGAAGCGAGAAGACGAAACAGTGCACTTTGAAAGTGTACAACATCGATACCATCATTCCTACAGAAGAAGGCTTGGTCGAGACAAAGCACATGGGAACGCAAGGATTGGTTTGCGGTGTTGTTGATTGCACCAAGTACGATCCAACTTACAAGAAGTTCGACTGCATTCCTGCCGAGTACTTGTTGGAGAAGTGATTCAACTTGTGATCGTAAAGTAAGACATTTACAAGATAGTGAAGATTCATGAGGGCCATCGTTTTGATGGCTTCTTTATTTTCCGTAGCACTAGATAGATCTTTTTGTTGCATGGCATCCTCCAAAAAGTAGATTAACTATCTAACTTAATAGTACCATGTTCTCAGTTGTAGTTGGACTTAGATCTTTGATTTGTTTCGCGATTCATTGATGGATTCCAATGCAGTTTCATCTTCTAATATGTCATTGTACGAAATGACATCCATCGCCATATTCTTACGCTGTGAGTGGGAGAGTGGACTTACATTTAGAAATTCTGGTAGGCACATAGCACGGAAGGGACATTGATGACATCTTTGAGAGAGCAGACATTGACCTTCAACTTCTATGATCTGCTCTAGGATCTTGCGATCCGAAGATGACAACATCAATCCTCCAACATCTCTTCTATACGTTTATCTGCGAGAATTCGCTTCGCTGCTTCTAAGTAACGTTTATTTATGATTGCGTTAATATCTTCGGTTACTCCTGCATTTATAATAATATCGGATATATCCATCGCATCAACGCAGGCGTAGAAAGATCCATCAGGTCTGATCTTTAGTTTAGACATCGGACATTTAGCACATATCTCGTCGTTGGCAAAATTACTACACTCGCCTTCTTGTTCTATGAGTTTTTCTAAAATTTCGATATCATTCATTTATTTAATTTCCCTAATAAATTATACAAGATATCTGATTCAACGCGCGGGTGACATTCTGGTATAATTGCAATATAGTGAGGACCACAGTATGAGCATGAAGAAACCAGACCAAGTATATCCACCTCCAGCGCAGAGTGTTACCTCTGGTCCATCACCTATGCCAGTTTGGATTCCTGATCCTAGTATCAGAGGCGAAAGCTTTGATCAGTTGCTTCAACAGCGCGGTATCAGATGTATCCATCGCAAAGCTGTTCCTTGCCCTAACGTTCAATCATTGAACACTAATGCTCACCAACCTGACTGTGAATTCTGCGATGACTCAGGAATTCTTTACTACGGTGAGAAAGAAATCTGGGGCGTGTTCGCTGGCAACTCCATTGAAAAGACTTTCGAAGCTCACGGTATCTGGGAAGTTGGTTCTGCAGTTATGACCCTTCCAACTGAATATCCAGACGGAACTCAAGCAGACTTTAATACTTATGATCGACTAGAGATGCCAGATTTCGAAGTTCGTCTGTGGGAGATGAAAGAGTATGAACCTCGTCCAGGAGGCCTTCAGGAGCTACGTTATCCTATCACCAGTATCGAGTACGCTACTTCAATCAGCGACGGTGTTCAACGCTTCTACGAAACCGGCGTCGACTTCAACATTACTCCTGAGGGTGCCATTCAATGGATCCCAGGAAAAGAACCTTTCTACGACGCTGATCGCGATGTTGGTGAAACAATCACATTTAGCTATTTTGCCCACCCTGTTTACGTAGTAGTTCAATCTTTACGTGAACTTAGAATCACACAACAAATGGTTAATGGGGTAAAACAAGCTAAGCGGTTACCGATGCAGATCCTCGTGAAACGCGATTTCATGGTTGGATCCGGAGAAAAATTTGCAGGAGCAGGTACATAAGCTAACCTAATAATTAGGTTATAATAGCTGTATCAAGTATGGAGTTTTTAAATGCCACAAGCTGTCTCGCGTAAACAATATCGCATGATGCAAGCCATTTTACATGGCAAGGGTGGCGACAAAGGTGGTTCACGCGGACGTCCACCGGCTTCAGTTGCAGCAAAATACACTGATCCAGGTAAAGATGCTCCAGAGCAACATGGTGAAGATCGTGGTGGTTCATGGACTCACGAACATCACAAGAAACACGCTGAGAAGCATGGCAAGTCAAAAAAAGAATTAAGTAAAGCATTTCAAGATTACTACAACGGTCAAGCAGTTGGCACGTTAGTAATGGACAACAACAATCGCGTTCTTCTTGGCCGTCACCAACACGGCGGATTAGCTTTTGCTGGTGGACACGTTGATGCATCTGACATGAGTTATGAATTAGCCGCACTACGCGAATTAAAAGAAGAATCGGGACTAGAAGGTCATAATCCTCAAAAAGTTTATGAGTTCAAGAACGCTGGCAACCATGTCACTATCTATTTAGTTGACTCAGTCAAGGGAACTCCTAAATCTACTGATGAAGTTAAAGATTGGAAATGGTACGAACCACAAGATATTCCTTGGGATAAACTTCGTGACTGCTGCGTTGAACCACTTAAATACATGATCAAAGAAAAGCTTGGCAAATCGTTAAAAGGTTTGTTAGCTATGGAAAATCTTTCGAAGAATATCATCCGCCAAAAAGGTGATGCAGTATTTGAAGTTACTCACGGCGATGCTTTAAAGCTTGTCGGTAACGGCTTATTTAGAAAATTAAAAGAAGCAGTGTCAGATATGACCGATGAGTCGTTTAAAGACTTTCATATCGACACTTACACAGTCAGTCTTCGCAAGCACATGAACGATGTTTACTCTGGTCGCGTTGCTGACGGACATAAAGTAGTTTATCAATTCACTCACAAATCTCTGCCAGAATTAACCGCTGCATTAATGAGTGTATTTGAATGGTATCTACCAGAAGACGAGAATCAGCTTGAAATTCTTCAGGATAGTAACCTTAGTGATGACGCAATCGAAGGTGGCATCAATTCTTTGGTCGATAACTACAAGCGTCACAACATCGGCAACATCTACAGTGAGATGGAAAGCATTCGCGAGAACATGCGCAACAGCATGGCAGTTGATCTTCAACAAGTTGAAGGTCGGATGATGAAGCTGTTCGATCGTCTTGAAGGTTTGGTTCACGACGTTGCTGGTAAACACAATCAACTTGGTGATCAAGCTTCGAAAGAACTCGATCAGGTTGAAGCACGCTTGCGCGAACTACAAACTAAGATGGAAGAGATGGAGAAGAAACCACAAACCATCGAAGCTTTCTCTGCTAAACCAGCAAATCCAGTTACGGTACATAGCGAAAACTACCCTTACCTTCCTCGTCCACAAGTAGAGATTTCCCCAAACGGCAAGATCACTATTTCGTTTACATCTGAGTGGACTTCTCTAGAGAAGGAAAACTTCCTTCATGATTTAAAAGCAAAAGCTTTAAATAAGAAAAGATAATTGCTATGTTTAAAAAGTGTAGCAAATGTCAAATTACTTTAGAAGTCTTTAATTTTTATAAGCATAAATCTAATAAAGATGGCTTATCCGGTAAATGTAAGCAATGTACATCTACTCATAATAAAAAAAATAAATCAAAACGTTACAATAATTATTTAAATTTTTTAAAACAAAATAAAAATTATCGCCAAGAATATAAAGCTAAAAAACCACAAGAACATGCTAAATATTATAAAAAATACAAAGAATTAAATAAACAAACATTAGCTAAAAAAGCTAAAGATTATAAAAACAACAACTTACACAGAAAAATATCTTTAGCACTTAGAAATAGACTATTTTCTGCTTTAAAAAATAATCAGAAAATAGGTTCAGCTGTTCAGGATCTTGGTTGCTCTGTTAATGAATTTAAAACTTATCTGGAATCATTATTCCAACCAGGCATGACTTGGGATAATTGGTCTAAAGATGGTTGGCATATTGATCATATTAAGCCATTGAGCAGTTTTGATTTAACAGACAGAAATGAATTACTTGAAGCTTGTCATTACACTAATCTTCAACCATTGTGGGCTAAAGATAATTTAAGAAAGTCTAATCGCTCCAATGGTAAATAAAGAACACGAACTCAACAGATTAAGATCAACGTTAGTATCTCGCGGCATGGACGAAGAGACCGCTAATAAAGTAGTAGCAAAAGCTGCATCAGTAATTGAGCAGGCGTTGCAGCAAAAAGTTCAAGAAGCAATGGATCAAGCTATTGCAGCTGGTGTTGAGAAACGTTCTATCGACTTCATCAATCAACTATCTGAGAATCCTTTCGAACCTGGGATTATAACTAGTAATAACCAAACAGACTTCACAGAACCTCCATTCCCAATGCTTCCTAGATTGTTGAATAACGCAAAGCCCATGAAGGATGGATCTGGTGTTTACAAAGTTATTCCGGTCGGTGGTAAGAGTGATAAGCCCACGATAGCTAATAATATTTTTGACGCTCAGAAAGCTGTTACAGCCGAACGGTTGGAGTCAGCTAAAAAGCAGTATAATAAGATAGCACCACAAGGCGCACCAAAGTTTAGAACGGCTACTAGTAAGCAAGACAGTAATACTCAGTGGGTTATGCCAGAGAAAGAGAAAGACTTTACTTGGGATCTAGTTGAGATCAACGACAACTTACAGAAAGAAGTCGATAACATAATCCTTTGGACTATAAAAGAATACGAGGATTTTGTATGAGTTTTGTTCTTCCAGAAATCGTAATGCAGCGCCTGATCACTATCGGTCTTAAGCAGCTTCGCGCAAACAAGCCTGCATTCTACGATCTGTTCTGTCAATACACTCAAGATGAGTTGGAAGTTGAGTATGGAACAAAGTATGTAGACGATCTATGGGATTGGTTCAGCACAACTAAGCTTCCAGTTCTTAAAGCCTGGTCCTTTAATGCTCAGAAGGTTCCATGCTTCTCTATCCATCTTGCTACAGAACAAGAAGATGAAGGTAAAGCAGCTATTGGTGACTACGCCGGTGATTTCACTGGAGAGGCTGAAACAGGAACTGGGGTATTTACAGTTATGTTGGACATCGGTATTCATGCTAACAAAGCTGGCGACCATGTTCTGTGGATGTACTACATCCTTTCATATATCCTATTCAAGAACAAGATGATGGCCGACAGACTTGGTCTTAAGCTTCATACATTCAGTGCATCTGACTATAATAAAGAAGCTAAGTATATGGCTGAGAACGTTTGGACTCGCTGGGTTCGCTTCCGTTGCACAACTCAAAACTTCTGGTCCGGCGATTCTTTCAATGAAATTGATGACTTAAATACAGATTGGCATGAGAGTGATCAGCCATACAGCGATATCGCAGCATCGTTAGATGTTGACATTACAGAAGTAAGTACCACCACTAGTCCTGGTCTTCGTGCTAGCCGTGCAGGCGACGACGAAGGTGAAGAAGATCAAAACATTTAACGGTATAATGGGCTAAAGGAGAATAACTATGAGCAAGAAGAATAAAAACAAACAACTACAGGGTGAACCTATGGAAGAAGTTTTAGAAGAAGAAGTAGTAGAAGCTCAAGAAGAGTCTGCTCCAGAAGAAGTTCCAGCACCTGCAGCTGATTTAGTTGAATTTGACAGTTGGTGGGCACTACGTTCTCCTAAAATTCCACGTCACCACTATAAAGAAATCATCAAAGCTGACATGAAAGCTCGTGGTATGCAAAAATTGGCCACATTAGCTCAGTACGATGAAGCTCTAGCAAAGTACGGCATTAAGTTATAAATTGTCGGTTCTTATTAAGTTAATTCTCCTACCATAAAAGAACTTAGGGAACTTGCTGTGTTATAATTTGTTAGTTAGCTCTAACATTGGAGAACACACATATGGCTATTAACGTTTCATTTAACGGCTCGACGATTTACCGTCCGGGTTCGTATTCCAGAGTCACTATCGATTTAGGTGGTGGATTCCCTTTAAGTCCTACTGGTATTGTTGCCATCTTTGGTGAATCAGATGCTGGAGCTCCTGGCGCATCTGAAGCAAACATTGCAAACAATGTTTTCAGTCCAGATCAACTTCCACAGATTCGTCAAAAATACGGTCGCGGTAACTTGGTTGACGCTTGTAATTTCTTGTTTGCACCTGGCGCAGACGGAGCAATTCCATCTGGCGCATCTGCAGTTTACATCTACAAAACAAACGCGTCTGTTCGTGCAACTCTTTCCAGTGTTGCAACTAACTGGGGATCATTGCGTGCGCTCGAGTGGGGAACAGGCGGAAATAAATTAACTTACAAAAACACATTGACAGCTGCAACACCTGCAACTGCAGTTCATGCTGGTACATTCGACCTTACGGCTTCTGGCACAGGAACACAAACTTTGGTTGTTCGTGTTCAAGGCGGAGCAGACAATACCTGGACTTCTCCTGGTTCTGCTGGAACTGATACTGTTGCTGAATTGCAAACCGCTTTAACAACTGGTGGTAACTGGTCTGGTGGCGTTCCTGCTGGATTAACTTTCCTCGTTGGTGGAACTGATTCTGCCGCTACATTGACAATCACTCGTTCAGTTTCTGGTTCGCCTCACAAAGAAGGTGCAGGACGTAACTTCCACGTTGTTTCCGGAACTCTTTTAGGTTCGTTCCCAATCGCAACTGGATTAAAAGTTTCCAGCTCTGAAGATATGGCTACGATCAAGATCAGCAACAAGCGCACTTTGGTTGACGAAGAAGCAACTGTTGGTGGTAACATCGTTCTTAAGATTGGTCGTAACGGTGGTACTACTCCACAAGTTACAGTTAATGCTACTCAAGTTTTATTGATCAACGCTGCTTCGAACGAATACGTTCTTAGTAAAGCTGATTTTGGTAGCATCAGCGAATTAGCTGACTATATCAACTCTTCGACTGGTGGTAACTGGTCTGCTGAAGTTTCAACAGCATTGTTTGGACAATTACAAGTAAGCGTTCTTGACCGCGTAACTGCATTAGGTGCAAACGGTACAGCTTCAATTCGTCCTGCTCAAATCAAGAAAGATGCTCAAGAAGTTCGCGACATGTTCTCTGTTTCTTCGTTCGTTGAACAAGCAACATTGGGAACTGATTCCTACGTTGGTCTTCCTGACACACAAGCTGAGATCTATCTTTCTGGTGGATTGAAAGGTGCGACAGCAAGTTCTGAGATCACTAATGCTCTCTCGAAATTCGAGAAATTCCGTGTTAACGCAGTTGTTCCATTGTTCTCGCGTGATGCAACCGCAGACATCGCTGACCAATTAACAGATCCTGCTTCGACATACACTATTGATGCTATTCATCAAGCTGTTAAAACACACTTGAGCTTGATGGCTACAACTAAGAAACGTTCTGAACGTCAAGGATACTTGTCTGTTAAAGATACGTATGCTAACTCGAAGATCAAAGCACAAACTATGGCTACTAGCCGTATCCAAATGGTTATCCAAGATATTCGCAACATCGACAGCGAAGGCAATATCAAATGGTTCCAACCTTGGGCAGGAGCTGCAATGCTCGCTGGTGCGCGCGGTGGATCGCCTGTTGGTAACCCAATGACATTCAAGTTCTTCAACATGAGCGGTATCCGTCAAACGGGTCAAGCTATGTCGACTGATGAACAAAACATCGTTATGGACTTCGATGCTGACACAATGTATGATGATGCTATCCAAAACGGTATCACCTTCTGGGAAGCTCCTCAAACTGGCGGATTCCGCTTAGTGTTGGACAACACAACTTACGGCAAAGACGGAAACTGGGTTCTTAACCGCGCTCACGTTCAATATGCTGCTGACGTTGTTGCATTCGACTTCCGTTCGCAACTTGAGAACATCTATGTTGGCTTGAAGAACACTGTTAGCGCAGCTGAGATCAAATCAACATGCGAATCGATCCTTGCGACTTACCTCGCACAAGGAATCACTGTTTCGACTGATGATGCTAAGAATGGCTTCAAACAATTGACTGTAACTATCAACGGCAACACTGTGAATATCAGTGTAGTTGTTAAATTAGTGGAAGGAATAGATTTCATTTTAAGCGATATTTCTTTGCAAAGAGCATCGACTAGCGCTTAATCGATCCAATTTCGTCCCAGAAGTTGAATACATAGTTGTTCACCTTCTGGGACTTTTTTATTGCTTTTTTGAAAATTTCCACCTTCTCCATAAGACTTTACTGGCATTAAGTTAATATAATTTTGAAGCTTAATTAATTCTTCTTCATTTTGTGCTTGATCACATGGACAAATATGATCTATTGACCAATATTTACCATAATTATCCCAAGTCATTTCTTTTGTAAACTGTAATTCAATTTTATTTTTAAAACTTTCAAAATCGCAACCCAAATACAGTTCTAATTTTTTATGTTTCTTTAAATTTTTACGAACTAAGTGATTGTAAAGCAAAGATCTCATATTGGATAAAAATTTAAATTGTGGTTCTTTTAGTTTTCTTTCTTTTTGATACTCTGCAACATATTCAGAATGATATTGTTTGTTATTTTTTCTCCACAAATAAGTCGATTCTTTATGCTTTTCTTTATTGTTCATGTTCCACTTTTTACGACTCTGTTTTTCTTTTTCTTGATTATTTGCTTTCCAATTTTGTGAAACCTCAGTAACACATTTAACACATCGCGATTTAACACCATATTTACCTTTAATTTCTTTATGAAATAAAGATAAATCTTTAAATTGTAAACACTTAGTACATTTTTTATCCATTTAGATACCCTCAACAAATTAACATTTTTATTATACCAACCTGTGATATATTTTATATTGAAATTAACACCACAAGGAGAGACCTATGAGTCAGACCACCTTTAAGCCTCAGAAGTTAGTTATCAAGAATAAAAATCCTGGAACTTTATTATCTGGAGCTAACGCAGATATTACCTTAGATGGACAACCTATCAAGGGGATTAGCTTCTTGAAAGTTGAGATCAAGCCCAATAAGTTGGCAAAAGTTAGTTTAGAGATGTACTGCGATATTGAATCAGAGTTCGACGCAGTTCCTGATATAATGAAAACAAGCTCACAGTGAGCTAAGTTCAAATTCATGGTAAGCTAGAACCGAACTAGCGAGGAGAGATTTTATGGCAGGTAAAAAGCCTAGTTTTATTACAGGTGCAACAGCAAAGATTAAAGTTGGCGGCAAAACTTTCGCTTATGCAAGCGACGTTAGCTACAACGTGGTAGTTGATACGATTCCAGTGGAAACAATGGGTCGTTATGAAGCAGTTACGAACGAACCAGTTAACTATTCTGTTAGCGGTGAGTTGAGTGTAGTTCGCTACACAGCGATCGCAAAGACAAACAACATTCCTGGCACGAACGCTGCTGGTAACGGTCTTGGCGCAGTTAACTTCCAAACTGGCGGCAATGCTTCCGAACATATCAACCCAGGTAACTTGTTGCTTTCGCAAACTTGGGACCTCTCTGTTTACCAAAAAGTACAAGCTGCTGCTACAGCCGCTGGTGCTACTGCTGCAACAACTGATGGTGCTGAATTCATCACTATCAAAGATTGCCGCTTCAACCGTAAAGGTGCTGGTTTAAACAAGCGCGGTATCTTAGTTGACCGTTTGAGCTTTGTTGGTATATTAGCTGATGACGAATCGTTCGACGCTTCGTTCTCTGGCGACACAGATCTAACCTAATTAACTTTTCATAAGTTATAATGGTCTTACGAGGGTAACATATGTCTGGCGTAAGACCATTTTTTATTACAGGTGCTTTAGTTAAGATCAAGCTTAATGGTAAAACATTAGCTTTCTGCACCAACTTCACTTATTCAGTTGAAGTTATCACTAAAACCCCAAAGATTCTAGGAATGTACGAGGGTTCTTCTGTTGAGCCGCTTGGATACTCTGTGTCCGGTAGCTTCACATTAGTTCGCTACGCTAAAGATGTAAAAGCCGGTGTAAAAGGTAAAGCACCTAAAGGTGTTGCAGCAAATGATGCAGGTAACGGCGTTGGTAACTGGGGTGGAGTTTGGGGCGGAGGAGTTGGTGACTTCTTGGCTCGCAACGGCATTGGTAACGACGGTCGTGCAAATGAAGCTTTAGATCCTAGTAAATTTGCAAACAGCACTACTTTCGATATCGAAGTTTACCAACGAATTCCTTTCGGTTCGCAGAACAACAACGTAATCTCTCGCGCATTAGATTTTGCTGGCGGCGGTTCTGGTGCAGCAAGCGATGTTGATTCAGTTGGTATTGCTAAGATTCGTAATGCAAGAATCACTAGAGCTGACTTTGATCTTAGTAAAAAGAGTTTAGCACAGGAACGCTTTAACTTCGTTGCTCTCTACTTAGATGGTGACGGATTCGTTGCAGATTACTCTGGTCTTGGCCAGCAATTTTAAGGATAGGCGATGAGTGGCTTCAATAACCGTCCAAACGTTGGACAACGAGTAGTAGATAACTTAGCAAGTAACATCAGTGGAATTTTTTCTACAAAACAACAAGCTAAGTATATGTCTGGAGCTCGTTGTATTCTTAAAGTGAATAGCAAGATCTCTGCATTTGCATTCTCAATCTCATGGCGCATCAATACAACTGTCACAGAAAATAACACGATCGATGACTATCTTCCTTACGAACTTATTCCACAAAGAGTAACAGTTGAAGGTACGATTGGTGGTCTACATATTCCAGGTCGCAGCGTAGGAACCGAACTTTGGCAAGCAGATGTTCTTTCGTTTTTGCAACAAAAATATATTCAGATCGAAGTTCGCGATGTAGCATCAGATCAACTATTATTCTTTACTGCAAAAGCTATGATCACCAGTAGGTCTGAAGATCTACGTGTTGACGATCTAGCTAACGTACAGATCAGCTTTAAAGCAATCGGTTTCAGAGATGAGCGACTTCCAGAACCACCTACTTTTCCAAAAGAAAGCAAAGGCGCTGGAGATAATTCCAGTATATTAGATACTATAAAAAATAGAATTACTAATGTTTTTTAAATAGTGGTATAATTAAGGTCATAGATTAGGGGATAAACTATGGATTTTCCAAGCATTGAAAAACAGTTCTATTTTGACTATAGAAGCGTATTCGGAAATCGTTACGAAGGTCAGTTTACTGTCAAGTGTCTATTAACTATTGGTGAAAAACACGCTCTCGAACTCGAGAAATCTCGCCTATTAGGCAACTCTGTTAATCCTACTGATGAACTCATGGGAATTGCCGTGATATTATCTACTCTTAGAGCAAAACTTACTGATGCGCCAAACTGGTGGATCCAAAGTAAGGGTGGTGCAGACATCAAAGAAGAAGATGTTATTGCTGAACTTTATGCTAAGGTGCAAACCGCGGAGAGCGAATGGCGAACAGAATTAGCGAAAAAAGCTCAGAACCCTCAACCGGCTCAATAAGCGAAACTATTGACGCCATTCAAAAGATAGTCGCTCAAAATGCTAGAGCTCCCCTAAATTCAGAAAAACAAATAACACTATTCCTACAGTCTTGGTGGTCTAAAACTTTTAATAGACCACTGAAAGACCCTGTTCTATTAAGTTACTCCTTTGAGGAGTTACTCTATGAATTTTATGACAGAATTGAGCGCCAGAAAGCTGCAGAAGAGTCACTTAAGCAAGAAAGTGTTAAAATAGAAGAAAACAAAGAGAAAGAGATCGAAAGCTGGATTGAGCGCGAAGAAAAGCGAGAGCTCGAGGAAGAAGCTAAGAAACAAGAAAAGGTTTCTAAGCCAACTGACGAAGAGAATATTAAGTGGATGGAAGAGCAGCTCAAGAAAGAAAAAGAACTTCTCGGCGATGATTTTGGTGAAGACTTTAATATGGAATTTGACGAGTAATGGCTGACGATAAAGACAACCGACCAAATCGACCCTTCATCCCAGAAGATGAAGGTTTAAACAAGATCAAGAATATCGGCCGTCGATACGGTCAGCAAGGTGCTATTGATGCACAAGAACGTCTTAAGTTAAAGCAAGCCATTGCAAACGAAAAAGGCCTTAGTGATTTCCTAGAAGAGAATCCAGATTTCGCTAATTCTGCTATTATCAAAAAAGGTATTGCTGACTCTCGTAAATTCATGAATACCGCTGCCCCTCGCATTCAACTTCGTCGTGATCTAACTAGAGAACGTGCTATTCGCGATACGATGAACACCGTAGAACGTGAGTTTTCTGATGGCGGTGTTTCTAGTCAAGTTAGAGAGATGGGTGCACGATACAATACGCAAAGTACTGGTATTGCTATGGCAGGTCGCTCACAAAAAGAATTAGAAGAAGAGCGTTCTGCATATCTTGGTCAGATCAATAAGATTGGACAAAAGACAGCTGGTCTAGTTCAAAATCAACTATACGACAAAGAAGGTCGTCAAGATCCTAACACCTTAGATGAAATCAAAGCTCAATATCGTCAGAAACGTTCAATAGCTGGTAAGATCGCTGGCATTGACTATGCTTTAAAGACACAACGTGCTGAAGGTTTAGACGAAGAGTCTCAAGATAAACGTTTGCTTGAAGTAGGACAAAACGCAAAGAAAACATTATTCAGTAATCAAGTTGCTCAGGAATTAAGATCTGGTCAAGGTCTTGGTGCAATGAATCTGGACCAGCTCAAGCAAAAAGAAGTTGAGCAAGCTCGCGCAGTAACAGAAGCATTAGAAAAATTAAAGAATGCATCAGGTGAAAGTGCTGAATCTATAGTTAAATTAAAAGAAGAAGCAAGAGATGCAGCCGACAATTTAGAAAAAACTAAAGAAGCAATTAGACAAGGTGGACCCGGCGGTACTAACAAAAGTTTAAGCGGCAACGATATTGCGAACATGATGAAAAACATGTTAACGTCTATTGGTAGCGTTATACAAGAAGTTGGCATATCTCAACCATTACAAACTATTAGCAATAGAGCATCTTTCGCTCAATTAAGTAATCAACTTTACAACACTAGAAATTCAGCAATAAAAGGTGACATGACATCACTTCTTAATGCTAGCCCAGAGATGTGGCAACAGTTTCAGGAAGTTGGTAATAATTTTGCCTCAAATCAAAGAAATGTTTTAATAGCGAATGCTGGCGCTGCAACAGTCGATCTCACAATGAACACGGTTCAGGCTGTAAAAGCTGGAGCACAACAAGCAAATCCTATCGCTACAGTAGCTGGAACTAACGGTGTTAGTGATTTAAAGTCTGGAATAAGTGGTGCAACACTTGCTGCGGCACAATTAGCTGGAACAACAGGTAACTTAATTAATGAAAGTGCTACATCTAGCGCTAAATTAGCCGGAATTCAAGGTTCTCAAGCTCTTGGTGAATCTTTTAATTATGTTCGCGGCGACATAATGCAACATTTTTATAATTATTCTATGGGTGCGCGCACTGCAGCATTAAGCGGCGGTGGTTCAGTAGGCAAGAACTTACTCAGACAATTTTCTTCTGATACAGGACAAAAGGGAGGTCTTTTAAGCAGAATAAACGAATCGCGCATTGATCCTAGTATTTTTATGCAAATGGCAAGTCAAGGGGCCGCAGAACAGGGATCAGTCTTTGACACTAATCAAATTTTTGCAGCCAGAAATTTAGAAAAATCTGGATTTGGCTCCATTGAACAAAATATGAGAAATCTTTCTACATTAAGTCAAGCTGGTAGTAATAACCCGCAAGCTGCATTTGGTTCAGTTTTAGAACTGTCTTTTTCTAAAGCACTAGATAATTCTAAAGCGCTTTCTATGGTAGTCGAAAATACAGGAGAAATGAGTAGGAAATCTGTTGGTGGATCTATTGGCTTAGATGTTACAAAAAGTGCAGCTAGTCGTTTAGTTAATTATGTAGACACTACTGCCACAAACAAAGAAGCTTCTATAAGAAGCGCTAGATCTGCAGCGGACATATTTGAATCAAGAGATACGAGTACAGATGTAAGTTTTATGGACATGTTTACAATATCAAAAATATCATCTGAAGCTGGAATTAGTCGTATACAAGCTAAAAATTTTGCTGGAATAAGTAGTGATGACTTATCTGCATTAAGTGAACAAATTAACAGTGGTAACCAAACAGAATCGCAACGAAAGAAAATAGTTCGTCAGTTGTCTAATTTAAATATATCAGGGTTTATAAACAATGACGGCTCTATTAACGTAGGTGCTTTTAATAAAGCTCATAAGGTCAGACAAGACAAAGAATTTAATCGCGGTGCAGTAAATTATATTAATGCAAAAGAAGCAAACATAAGTGATCAAGAGTTAGGCGACATAAAGTCCGGTAAAATTTCTATAGATGATATGGAGTCTAATATTGGAAAATACGGTGGCATACTTCAACAAATTGGAAATGCAGCCGGTTCCGCTGGAGTTACAACATCGCAATATCTTGCAAGAATTACTGGTAATTTTTCTGCAAGTGCAGCGGGGAAAAGTGCCGCAATTGGCGCCTTAAGTGGAAAAAGTTTATCTGATTTATCTTCTTTAGATAGGATAGCCACAGCATCTGGCGCAGATTCCTCACAAAAAGCACTATTGAATCTTAGAGATGGTCAAAGCGCATCTAATCAAGTTGAAAAATTAAGTCAAAGTATAGATGCTTTAGTAAAAAACTTAAACAAAAATACAGTTAATAGTTTTGAAAGTGCTGCATCAAAATCTGCTTTAGATTTTGAAAACAGTGCCAAAACAATGTTTAGTGGAGCAAAAGATTTTAAAGACGCAGTTGAAGAGTTTAAAAAAATGCCAACAAACTTTACTGATGCTTTAGTAAAAAGCTTAAAAGATATAACTGCTGCAGCACCAAAAAGCAACAGTTTAAATAATTCTAACAATAAAATTAAATTAGGGCCAGGTGGAGGTCCCAAATATTGAGTTTTCAAATTAAAACACCACATAGCGCCATAATTGTTTGGAACTACGTAGATAGGTTAGGCGCAGCCAATAATAAATATGTAGAAGGCACATCACGCGCCTTAGTTTTAAAAGATGAAATTATATCCATACAGACTCAAAAATCAAAATCTGATCCAGAGGGGCAATTTCAATTTGTTTTAGCTCCAAATAGAGACTGGATTAAAGATCTTATTGCGGGGAGCTGGTGTGCGATATTGATATCCAATGACCCAATATCGCAAAAAGAAATACAAACCGCAAATTCAAGAACATTAAAAATGATAGGAAAAATAAATTCTGTTAGAGTTAGTTCTTCTATTTCTGACACCGGTGAAAAAAATGTTAATTATTTGGTTTCTGGAGTAGATTGGGGACACATTTTTAATAACATACTATTTGTAAATACAAATTTAGCTGGACAACGAGATAGAAAAGATTTAAAAAATGACGCAGCAGAAGCTATTTTTCAAACTCTATTTGATAATCACGGTGGAAGCACACTATCTACAACTGCTAGTAATATAGCAAAATACTTAAAAATTATGGGTAGATCTATTAATTATGAAAATATACAAAACGATATCAACGTTTTAGCAAAAGCAACGTACGAAATAGATATCCCACCTGAAATGAGAAGTTTTCTAGATCTGTCGACAACATCTTTAAATAATTCTATCGATTTAAAAACCGGAAAACTATCGCTTAAAGAAGCATACAAAGAAATTAACGAATCCTACACACTGATAAATCCTTTTACGCTGCAAGGGACTAATACATTCTTACAAGCAATAGTTAGTGTTTCTAATCCAATATTGAATGAATGTTTTAATGAACTCACTTTTTACAACGACAGAATGAAGTTTACACTATTCAATAGAATTAAACCATTTGCAGTGCCAAAATCATCTGCTTATGAAGAAAGTAAAAATATTAGTGGTTTTGAAAAATTAGTATCGCCTTTTACTTTTTTACCAAAAACATATATAGAAAAAAGAAACATAATAAACATAAACGCCGGAACAAATTGGTTAGATAAATATAACTATATAGAAATAAAACCAAATTTTATTGAAGATCCAAATATAGAGACAATAATTAAGGACACATTGTCGACGTTTGATATTGCTTCTTTTAAAAGAGAAGGTTTTAGACCATTAATAGTTAATACAGATGCTTATCCGGCAAGTGTTTTTTCAGCATCGCAAAAAAATAATTCAACTTGGGTTGACTTTAAAGGGTGGACAGCCCTTATGCGCTCTTGGTATTTTGACACACATAAAATGCTTAATGGAACAATTACATTGGTTGGTGTTGATTCTTATATACCTGTAGGAACAAACTTGGAGATTGATTCTTCTGTTTTTTTAGAAGAGTTGCAGGGTTATTGTTTGTGCCATATCGAAAATGTAAGTCATAATATGAGCATAAATAATGAAGGAGCTAAGGCTTATACTACGACAATTAACTTTGTTAGAGGAATATTTACTGACAAGAATGGCAACTTAATTACAGAAAATTCTGACAATGGTGCAATCGATCAACAAGCAAATAATCCAAATAGTCCACACAGTGATGTCGTTTTTATAAAGAGTAAAATAACATGAATGAATTTGATGTAATAAAAGACAGCTCAATTTGGCTTAATGAAAGCTCATTTAGTAGCGTATCTAAAAAAGATCCATTTATAAGAATTGGCACAGTGATTCGCAGTGAATTTAATAAACAATTTAATGAAAATAGATATTTAGTAGAAGTCTTTAACGACACAGATGTATCCTTAGTTTGGTGTAAATTAGCTGTAAAATTTGGTGGCATTACAAATTATGAAGAATATTCATTAGATACATACTCTCCAAACAAAGATACACCAGCAGCGCAAGACACAAGATATGGTGATCGAGTTTATGTTATGTTGCAAAATGGCAGATATATGTCTGGTATTATTGTTGCTTTTGCTAAACATCCAGCTAGAAAAAATACACTTAAAAAAGAAGATGGAATTGCTTATAAAAGCTGTTTCAATGGTGTTGAAACAGCAATTAATAAAGATGGTGAATATACCTTAACCTTTAAAGGTATACCAACCAATATTGCAGAGCTTAAGAGGCAAGCTACATCATCCATCGTTGCCCCTGAGTACGACGAAGAGGTTGGCGGTACATTTGTTAAGTTTGATAAGACCGGTAGCTGGGAACTAAATGATAAAGCAAGTTCTGATCCTCAGTCAATTAAATTAGACAAAAAAGCTGGTATTTTTACTATCAAAATTGGTGAAATCAGTTTAATAATGGACAAAAACAAAAAAAGTTATTCTCTTAAATGTGAAAAGATCGACATCGACTCTAAGACTGAAATCAAAATAAAAACTAAAGAATTTTCAATAGAAGCAACTGGCAATGCCAAGATGAAAGCCAAGAAAGTTGCCATTGGCACTGACGGTACAGAACTTCTAGATCAACTTGGTAAACTGATTGATGCATTAGGTATGATTACAACTATTTCACCAGTCGGTAATTGTGCACCTTTGTCAGCCACTCCACAGTGGGGGCAGGTAATGTCAATCAAATCTAAGTTAGAATCTATTAAGGGAGATTTATAATATGGGGTTTCCACCGGATTTAGGTTTAAGCAGTAGTATAACAGATTTATTTGCAAGTAAAACTAGTCCTACAGCCATTGAAAAAAAGAAAGACGATGCTACCTTTTATGACACTTTTGCTGGTAATTGGTTTACTGCAAAACCATACGGTTTTCGTATTAATATGGCAAACGGCACAACATTTAGTATATTTTTACCTATCTCACCAAGTAATCTTAATATTACTACTCATTTTGCAACGAATATAATTCCTACTCTCTATGGTACAGTTGAGCAACACTCCGATGTTCGTTACTTTGATATCAACATTGAAGGTAATACAGGTATAGCCTCTCAATATGGAGAAGCGTTTGTAACGACTGGCGCTAATGATGCAGAACAGCAACTAACAGAAGCCAAAAAAGCATTAGAAGGTAAAAACTCTGGAAGAAGTTCTGTTACTCTACAAAGTACAATCAGTGCTGGCGGATTCTTTTCTAAGACTTTAGGTGCACTTAATCAACTAAAAAATTCTGTTAATGAACTAGTTAACGGTTCAATAAAGGAAACTCCTGGTTTTGAAAATAAAAATTCTGGTTATGCAGCTTTTCATACTTTATATAAAACTCTATTGAAATATAAGAATGATGTAGCTAATAACAAAGACAAGAAAGAACGCACCAAGCATCCTCTTATATTCTTTAATTATAAAGATGGTAACCAGTACAACGTTGTGATTCGTAATTTCAATATGAAACGTTCTGCTGACAATCCGATGCTTTATTACTATTCAATCAGCATGCGTGGATACGCTTTAACTGGTTTAAAAAATGATATTGCAGATGATCAAAAGAAACGTTTAGCAGATCTTGGTCTAAATGGTGTAGATGGTTCGTCTATTTTAGGTAATATTAAAAAAGAAACAAATCGTGCTAAGAGTGTTATTGCTGCTGCAACCGGCGGAATAAACGTACTAGGAAGGTAATATGACGTCTACTTTAGCAGACTCCTACAAAGCATTATCTGATCTTAACTTATGGTTAAAAGTTCAGAGTGGTGATACGTTGCTGCTTTCTGATGTACCGTCTATTCTTCCACTTCGTTGGAACTACTTCAAGTTAAGCTGGGAATACATTAAGCCAGATATATTAGCTAAAGTACCAAGTTATCAAAATCCAGATTTTTTAAACGAACAGATCAACGATTTCACTTCCTTTATTGAGTCTCAAAGAAACTCAGGCAGTAAAGTAAACCCTTTGAGTGACAGTTTTGTTGTCAATCGCTTCTATTCTGTTTTTGACGTAATCGAGATCGCAAGCATTCGATTAAACAACGAAGAAGAGAAGATTGTCGGCAATGCAATTACACGCGTTAACCTCTTCTCTAAGAACGACTTCATTAGAATTAAGAACACGATCAGAGATTATAGGGATCGTTATACGGACACGATTGCACTGCAGGATACCGATTATAATCAAACCTTTAATCGTTCATCTATACCTGCCCAAGTTAACGCTACGATCGTCGATACAAACTATATCCTGACCCTGCAACAAGGTATCAGGACATGTGATTTTATTTTGGCCAACTACTTCGCAACTGATGTAGCTATTGACCCATTTGCTTTAGCTCGTGCCAACGCAAATAATCCTGACGTAAATATTGGTCAGTACAGTTCTGGTCGATTGGTTAAAATGAACTATGGCGAAGATCTTGAAAAATTGGCAGTTAAGTATCTTGGTGACGCCAATCGCTGGATTGATATTGCCATTGCTAACGGCTTGAAGCCACCTTACATCGATGAGGTTGGAGAACAGATCCCACTGAAGTCAAATGCTAGCGGAACACTAATTAATTTAAATGGAACAGATGTAAACGGTAACTTAAATATTGATAAAGTTTACATCAATCAGATCATCTTCTTAAAGTCTGACACAGAAGTTATTCCTAGTCAACGCAAGATTATCAACATCAGACAGATTCCAGTTTCTGATGAAATCATAATCGAAGTTGACGGTGATCCTGATCTGTCAAAATTCCAGATTTCCGATAATGCTAGTATTCGAGTCTACAAGCCAAACACGATAAATAGTTCGTTCTATGTACTTATTCCCACAAATGATCCACTTACTAACTCTCGTAAGGAAGAAGTTCCTTGGTTCTTAGCTAATGCAGCAGAAGATGAGAAACAAGCTAAGATTGATCTAGCTGTAGATGATAGTGGCGATCTTATCTTGGCACCCAATGGCGATCTTAAAATTAGCTTCGGTCTCGATAATGCAATTCAAGCCATCAAATTCAAGCTATCAACAGAATTTGGTTCTTTACGTTATCACCCAACATATGGATTAGTTAACGTATTAGGCAACAAAAACAACGACATAAATAACATCATCACGAAGATAACAGACTCTCTCAATAGCCAAATTGAAGCAGATGAACGCTTCGAGCGCATCGAGAGCCTGGACGTAAGATATAGAAATGATTTGCCTGGTGGTGCTAACATAATTATGATCAACATGGCCGTCAGACTAGCCGGTGGTGGCGACAAAGTTATTCCTATAAGCTTCACAATAAATGTGTAAAATTGCAATTCTTATAGTAAAATATAAGTAACAAAGGGAACTTAACACATGGCCATTGAAATTAAAAGTTTTAACCAGCTACTTGGCGATATGATCCGCAAAGTTAAGGCTGAGACCTCGCTTAACGACATTAACGCAGGTTCGACCTTATTAAGCTTACTTGAAGCTGCAGCATCTAATGACTATGAGAATAACGTTGCTATCCTTAATGTTCTTGAATTGCTTAACATTGATGCAGTTAAGAACAATGATCTTGATGCTCGTGCAGGAGACTATGGTTTATCTCGTCGTCCAGCAATTCGTGCTTCTGGTCTTGTAACTTTTAAAAATACATCTATCACAAAACGTTCAACTGGTCTTTATGTTATTAAACCTGCTCCAATCGCAGGACAGACTACTTTGTATGTTAATAATACTGATGGTTGGTCTCCAACTGGAAATCTATACATAGGTCGTGGAACAGAATCATTTGAAGGTCCAATTAGCTATACAGCCATCACTGTGTTTCCTACATATTCGGCAATCACACTGGCTTCTGCTCTTCAAAAAGATCATTTAATATCTGATGCAGTTATTGACTCACAGGGACAACCTGACTATGTTATTGCAGCTGGAACAACCGTTAAGATTCCTGCCAATAATCAAAACCCTGAAATTATTTACACAACGTTACGTGACGCTGTAATTCCTTCTGGCGAAGACTTCATTGATGGTATTGAAGTTCTTGCGCAAGTTCCAGGTTCAATTGGTAATGCTCCAATTAACACAATCACTCAATTTGATAGTCCACCCTTTGTTGGTGCCGCAGTTACTAACACATCTTCGTTCTCTAACGGTCAAGATATCGAAACAGATACAGAGCTTCGTAACCGCATCAAATCGTATGCGATCACTCTAGCTCGTGGTACAGCTCCTTCTATCGTTGAGGCTGTTATCGGCGTTTCTGACCCTGATGATAGCAAACAAGTTGCATCTGCAATCTTGACTGAACCAGTTAAGGTTGGTGATCCTTCCATTCTTTACATCGACGATGGTTCAGGATTTGAACCTTCGTATACTGGTCAGTCCGTTGACAAACTGTTGTCGGATGCTAACGGCACAGAAGAATTCTTACAACTCGCAAACTATCCACTTCCACGTCCGCAAGTAGTGAACGTAGCAGAAGGGCCTTTCTTAGTTAAAGAAGGATCTTTCTTGCGTGTTGAAGTCGATGGCGCTGAGGAAACTATCTTCTTCACAAATGCCAACTTCTTAAACCCATCTGCTGCTACGGTTGCAGAGATCATCATCGCTATCAATGCTCAATCTGTTAGCTTTAAAGCTCGTTTCACAAACACGTCTAAGAATATCCTGATCTATCCTGTTGCTCACGATGCTGAAACTATTCGCGTATCTTCGATGCGCGAAACAGACAATTCGCAACTGTATTTAAACACAATCTTAAAGTTTCCAACTAATGAAGCAAGCTATATTGCTCTATATCAAAACAGTACTCGTCTTCGCGAGAAAGAAAAAGGCGCTGAGATCGAAACAATCTCTTACGCTTCTTGGAACATCACAACTCCAGGTAACATTATCATTGCAGTTGACGGTACACCAAGCCAAGATCGTACATTCCAGATCAGTGACTTTGCAGGAGCTTCGTCTTTTGCATCGTTAACATTAGACGATTGGATCGCAGCATTCAATGCTAAATTTGCTGGTCTTACTGCAACGGCTACACCTAGCCAAACAATGATCATCAGCTCCAACAAGAGTGGTGCTCTCTCTAAAGTAGAGATCGTTGGTGGTTCATACTTAAATAAATGGTTTACTGATCAAGAGTTAATCTCTGTTGGTCAAACCGCTCAATTCGAATTAAATAGACAAACTGGTCATTTACGTGTTCTCACTGAGATTGCTATCGGCGACAGTATTACAGCTGGTGTTGAAGATGCTAAAGGATTTGTGGTTTCTTCAACCACAACATCTGGCAACTACAATGTAAGCAATGACTCTGCTGGTCGTCCGTCTGAGATGATCATTGTGATCGATTCTAAGAGCTGTGTTCAACGTAGTCTTCCACTATTGATTGGTGGAACACTTACAGTATCTTCTCCAGCAACATCTGTTATGCGCATTACTTCTAGTTCTCTAGACACATTTGCTGGTTTGCTACCTGGTGACTATGTATATATTTCACAAAGAACAAGTGCTTGGTTGAGTAACGACAATACTGGTATCTTCAAGATCTTTAGTAAAGGTAATCACCTAACTGCTGGTTCTGACAGCTACATCGACATGTATAACGTTAACGTAGTTCCTGAAGGCCCTATCACGATCTTAGATACTGCCGACGTTAAAGCATTTGCAACAGATGGTTATCCACAGATCTGGAGAGGCTCCTACACAAATAATCCTCCTGCTGAACCAATCACAGGAATCGTTGATTCTGTCAACGCTGAGATCTTAGGTGTTAAGGCTCAGGTCTTTAAATCTAACTCCATCAAAATCACATCTGCAACAGAAACTAATGGAAGTATTGCTCTTCCAGTTGTGAATGGTAACTTAGCAACCATTTTTACTGAGACAGCTGTTCAACAAAATGGTAACGCACCTCACATCGCAAACAGAACCTCTGACAAGACTCTTGTTGGTTTGTTCAAGCGCACTGTTCCAACAAGTGCAAACATCTGGTTAGATCGTCATGTTTATTCTGACATGAAAGGTAAACTTTCTGCAGATGCAGTTCCTGATCAGCCACCATATTCTGGAACATACAGCGAAGTTGTTCAATCAACTGGTAACTTAACTGCAGCTAATGTTGGCTTTGACGACTACATCTCGTTTACTCGTGGCAACAACGACAACCAATTCAGAACAATCAAAGCTAAAATCGTAACTGACTCTGTTGGTACTCAACAAGGCACCAACCGTACGGTTCTTCACCACATCACGAACGACGAATATCAACTAATTCGCCCTGCTCAGATTTCTTCTGAAGATAGCATCGTGTTTGTTATGGATAAAGATAATGTGACTAAGACGATCGACATCCCTATGTCTCGTACTGGTCGCATCAACTCTGGTTCTGGCGGCGGAACATTCATTCCAACTAATACTGAGTTCTCTGCTGACGACAGCGACAACGAACCAGGAATTGATTTCTCAAACGTAACAGTTTGGGGAACAGCGATCAACAAAACAGATTTTAGTGACTATGCTGTATGGATGCGTGCTCGTAACTGGTATGCTTCTGGCGGACTTGGTTCTAGCGACGGCAAACTTCTTATTCGTTCGGCTCAATACGGTCCAAACGGTGAGAAGCTTCGTTTCAACTTTACACATCCATCTATTCCAGATCAAGATCCAACAACATTCTTTGTGAACACACCTTCGTTCACTACTTACTCATATGTGTTCGGTTCTGGTCCAGCTCGTCCAATTGCCATTACAAGCGGCGACACGATTGCAGTTGCAGGCCCATATCCAGACGACAGCACTAACTTTCCTAACGGCACCCCATCGACTGGTAATTACTACGACTACACATTCTCTGGTGGTAACTTTGCTACTGTAACAGTTGGCGACGTTCTTTCTATCAATGATGGTTCTGGTATCAGTTCTTTTAACCGCGGACAATTTCGTGTTGCAGCTAAGACAGGTAACACAGTTCGTGTGTTTAATGCTGATGCTTCAGCTACATCACCTGGTGCACCAGAAGTAACAACAGTAACCACGATTGCAGATGTTTTAGGAACTCCTACTGAATATGAAATAGATACTGTTGCTGATGTTGGTGGCTCTTTACATCAAACATACTTTATCGTTTATGATACTGCTGGATCCGTTGCGATCTGGTATGACGTAAACAATACAGGTTCTGCTCCACCCCCACATGGTGCTGATCGTGCAATTAAAATTGCTTCTGTTGTAACTGGTGACAGTGCAGTTGATGTTGCTACCAAAACAGGTGCAGTCGTCCAATTTGATGCTGCTTTCACCACTGGTGTAATCGGTAATCAAATTACATTAACAAACAATCAAAATGGTAACCTAAGTGCTGGATCTGCTGGAACGTCTGGTTTTGCAGTAAGCACAACAGCTGGCACTAACAATGTTAGCTTAACTGGCAAATACTTTATCATCTACGATGACGTAGGATCTGTAGCTGTTTGGTTCGACATCGGCAACGTTGGAACTCCTGAACCTTTCCATGGTGCTGATCGTTCTATTCGTGTATTCAGTGCAAACCCTGGTGACAGTGCCGCTACTATTGCATCTGCAGTAGTTGCGCAGGTTAACCCAGATACAAAATTCATCGCATCTAGCTTAAGTAACGTAGTTACAATTACTCGTGCATTTGATGGAAACGTCGGTGCAACTATAGCTGGAACTTCTGGCTTTAGTGTAAGCGACGTCAATGGTTCATTGAGCACTGCTGAACTTATCACTAACCAAGCCGCAATCGACATCTTCCCTA